CCTCCGCCACACCTTGCTCTTTGATCTTAAGATTCTTCGTTAACTCATCAGCAGGTCCGCCCATCATTTTATTTAAAGCTGATTTAGCATCTACCGATGCAGCTCCTTTATCTTTCATACCTTTTTGTGCCAATGCACGGGCACGATTAGCCCCGCTACCAGGCTTTTTGAATGTAGTTACGTTTGGTTCAAAGGGCAAATCTTCTGTTTGTCCTTCAATAATAGAATCAGCCCATTCAGCTAGTTCAGATACTTCTGCTAGTTCGCTAACTTGTTCTGTTATATTTTTACTTAATTTACGTAGAATAGGCATTACACTTTCAATGCGCGGATCAAGATTACTAGACATAAACATTTCGCTTAAGTCTACTTGTTCTTCATCTTCCATTAATGCAGGAGTATAACTTTCAAAGTATGCGTGATATCCACGTTTGCCTGCCATCTTGCTGAGTGACTCACGTAACTTTTGGTAATGATTAATACCTTCAGTTACTAATTGTTGAGCAGATTCATTAAATTGCCCGTTACGTGTCGCACGAACAAATCCTGCCATCTTTGAATATTCTTCTACTAGACCAGTAATATGTTGCCCACGCTCATCGTATGGAGTACCACCTTCAGCAATATGTCTAGCATATACACGGCCTAAACCGGGCTTAGTTGTCGGTAGAAGGAATCGTTCACCGCTAGTAGTTTCGACGAATATTTTTGCTATATTACGATAACGTTGCTCACCTTCTTCAATCTGGCGAGTATGTTGAATGATCATCTTAACTTCAGGAATGTTATCGCTATAACTCTTGTTTTTCCCTAAAGCATAGTAACCTTCTTCTAATTTTTTGGTATGTTCTCTTTTTGCCATAGCTGGTCCTATTTTATCCATATAATCATCATCGTAACTTAAACCGTGTTTGTGTGCCCAATCACTAATTTGTTTGATCAAATTATACCAATTTGGGGAATCCTGATCACCGCTTTTTGGACTATCTGCAACCGACTTATCATAATATACAATAACTTGGTTTGTACTATCAATTGTGATCCTAACTTTGCCATAAGATTTGGCATCTTTAATAAACTCAAATTCAAATACATCTGCTTCATCTGCAATAGGGACTGGATTTCCCGCACTATCTACAGTTTTTGGTTTATATCCGATATCTTGGAGAAAGTCGTATAGTTCTTGGTTAAGTGATTTAATGTTTTTTGGCATGATAGTATTATTTATCTATTGTTATCTAGAATACCGCAAAAAATGGTAGAGGCTCAATAACTTCGTCATGATCTCTCATATAACTATCAAGCTCAAAGTGGTATTCTCCCAACTGTTGCATTATTCTTACTGACAGTAATGAGGCCATAATTAGATCGTCCGTATCTCCTATTTTTGCTGCATAACTGCCACCGGACGCAACAAACGATTTAAGTTCTGAGATAAGACTGCGACTATATATGGTCATCTTCTTGCTTTCTACTAGCGTTTTAAACTTAGCACAAGCGGTTAATTTAGACTTATTATTTGTATTGAATCCTTTACGTTTTTTACCCGGTTCGCTTACAAATGTTCCTGGGATATTAAATTCCCCATATTCGTTTAAAGATACTAACGCAGCTTCACCTATACTATTGTTCTCTATACTGTAGTAGATATTGTTAGCTTCTTTAGTCTGTTCTTCTACATATTTACATATCTGAGCTAATAGTCTAATCTGATTTGGTATATCAGTTTTATTATGTTTCCATTCCCCTATTTGGGTTGTAGTATTTGCTTCAAATATCTGTATTGCGGCAGGGTCACCGCCTGTGCCCAAACTTGGATCTAGCCCTATCGCATAGAGATTGCCCTTAGATGGCTGCTTATACCACCGAATCTGTCCCATTCGATAGTTAGGTTCTATTCCCTCTAATTCTATTAATGTATTTGGGTTGATTAGAGTCTCATCTGCAATAATAAATTCGCAACCTATCTCTCGGTTAAATTTATCGTCACCGAGTTGCGCCTTCATCTCATCGGCCCACGTTTGATCACGGTCCGGATGTTCGTTCCAGTATGCACGGTAAGACTTAAACCCGTTTACTCCTAATTCTGTTTCATTGCCATACGCATCTTCTGTCTTGTTTGCACCTTTCCAAATTAATGCAAACTGATCTTCATCACTGTTTGGTGTACTAGTGATAATACATTTACCACCAGTAGATAATGTTGGTGTGATAGAAGTCCAAAACAATTCAGCAATACTTGGTCTTACGAAAGCAAACTCGTCTAGGTATAATAATGAGATAGACATACCACGACCTGTATTTTCCGTTGTAGTTGCTGATACTATACGACTACCGTTCTCAAAGTCTAGTGATCCTTTATTATATGTTGTGCAGCCGGCTTTGATATGATCTGGACAATTTTCATATGCATAACGTATACGTTGCATAATTTCTTGTGCACCGGTATACTTATGTGCAGCAATCAATACTGTTGCATCTGGGTTAAACATCGCATACCAAAGTAAGTATCCAGCTGCACTAGTAGATTTACCTGACTGTCGAGGCATTAAGCTGATACTATTACGATAATTATGATATGTATGTATTAATCGTGATTGATATTCCCAGGGATGATAGACCATTGATCCCTTAGTTGGGTGTTGGATCATAAAGAAGTTATCCATAAAATATAGATAACCTGTTTCTGGGTCGCAACATTTTATAAAATCATCAAGTTCCTTTTGTGTTTTAAAATGCGTCTTGACGTATGGATCTTTAACTAATGAAGGGGTATTAGACATATACGATATTTAAACTTAATATAATTTACTACTGATCCACGCTTCAGTATTAGTAATTTCAGTATTAGTCGATGTTACCCCGCGAATTACAATACCATATATATGACCTTTAAAGAACGTTGCTGTACCACCACTACCCGCGCCAATGTAGAAAGGTTGATTGGCAAAGTTTCCGGTACCTGCATTAGTTCCAACCCAACTAATATGCGTTTCTAATACACTGTTTAGTCTTGGAAGTAGTTCTAATTCTTTTGTCGCCTGCGAGATATCAAATACGCCGGTTAACACATCATCTATGCCCGGTGTTGTATTCTGTATCCTGGCGATAATTGTACTATTGCCGCGCAAGTAGAAACTATGATCAGATGCTGAGCTTGGTGCACCTATTAGGAATGTACCATTTACTGATGAAGGGTCACTACCAGTTTGAATTGCAACTCCAGCAGGATCATAGAATAATTTACCAGTAAAGTCATTAGTAGCTGATTGCCCGGTATGTGAGTAAGTTATATTTAAGCTGCCAGCCGAAGGACCATTACCGTACATTACTCTAATAAAATAATATTGCCCAGAAACCATACTGATAGTAGTACTACCTGAGCCTAAGTAACTTGCTACAGTTGATGCATTGGCAATAGTATAGCTAAAACTTGCTGTATCTCCTATCCATAACGCAGATTCATCATCGCTTGTTATCGTAAATGTCCAATTACCGGTATAGTCTGCTAAGAATACACCATAGTATTGTTCGCTGGTATTGACAGGTTCAGAAGCAATAGTAAAGTTAGTTACCACATTGATAGCTGAGGACGTAGCTGTATTAAACCACGCAGGATCATTTGCCCAATATCCAGTATATGTTGTGCGACGTATACCTGCACTTCTATTTGTAGTATCAACTTGCAATCCAACGCTAGCAGTTAGTTTTGCGGTTCCGGTAAAATTAATATTTGAGGTTGACATAAAATCGTTTACCCCATCAAAACTCAAAGAGCCATACTCACCGTCATAAACATAAAAGGTTGGACGTTTAGCCGCAGTTGCTTGTATAGCATCAATGCCGTTACCTGATTTGTCTTTCATTAATGCCACAGTTTGTCCGCTAGCTGTTACTGGTATTGTTCCGGCAACGTCTTGGAATAATGTTGTGATATCATTTGGATCATACCATACACCCTTCTCACCCGCCAAGAATAAATCGCTAGGTAAAAATGTTACCCATGGGCGGCCTTGTTTTAACTCACCCTCTTGTAAATTATCAACAATAGTATTCCCTACATATTGTGTTGGCAAAAGGGTAAGATCGTATTCATGAAGTGATCTATAGTAAGATACTGTAGTGTCACCACCGTAAAAACTAAATCCATTTGGGATACTATATAACGGACCCTGCATTACTGTCGCTTGCCCGGGCGGGGTAGCGACAGTGAGATCAGGTACGATAGATACGCCGGCATATAAATCCTCTGTACCATACGTAGGCGGAGTGCCGGATGCATAAGTAAAACCTGTTATAACACCATCGTTGGCCGCGCACACATAGTCCCAACTAATGTCATTAGCTGGACTTGTTCCGCTAAGGAGTAGATTTCCCGGCATTATTAATGTCCCGCTAGATGCTGAATATCCACCTGCCCCGTATGGGCAACTAATATTAGCAAAAGTTCCATTAGCCTGTAGTGTAAAATTAATCCAAGCTTCTCCGTAAGTAAAAGGATGTACAGTTAATGTGTATACACGATCAACCGCAGCATTATTAGCAGTAGAGGTATCATATCCTCCTACATTATTTTCAGGATCCTGATTATCGATAACATCACCGTTCCAATCGCCGCCGTTAACGCGAATCCAAATTTTATTATTAGTTTGATCGATAGCTAGATCCACAATGTCGCCGGACTTAAATGTTGGGCTTGACGGTGCGGAGAGACCATATACATTACCCCCTTCAAAAAATCCAATGCTATTGGTTCCGTCTTCTCCAAGAAATCCATTTTTATCAGTTGATGTGGTACCAATTCCTACAGCAGTTACATCCCCCTGTATTACAATATTCATATTAAAACTAACCATAACCTTTTGACCAGAAGCAATACTTCTATAACATAACGTGGATGGTTCGCCAACCATCCCACTTAATGCAGTAACGGTTAGATCATTGTTACTTAACTCTTGATATGGACCTAAATAAGCAAATGGATTAGTATATTGTCCATACGCATTACGTTTAAGTGCTGCTAAATCAAGTTTAGCTTTCTGCTTTAATTCTTTTGTAGCTAGGGTTGATATTCCGTTAGCGGCCATATTATTTTCCTATTGGCTTTTCGCCAGTTAGATATGGTTTAGAAAACCATAATTGAAACCATTCAGCGGTTCCGGGTCGTATATTATGCTGTTTCATTAGTTGACCTTTTTCATTTCCAGTTAAACTAATATTACTTTCTTCCCCTATTACTTGTGAGGTAATACCGGAAAGTCGTTTAATATCATCGATTGTTGTTTCTGTACTAGTAGCCGGTATGGAAACGGTCTTGAGTTTAGCAAGACCGTTTTGTAATTTAGCTTGTTTCCATACATTGAAGGTCATGTATGTATTTAGCAGTAATTATTTTACATCTAACGCACGTACTTTGGTAGCAACAATACAAAAATACTTTTCTTTAGCTGAAATAATTTTATCATCGTCATCTTTACCAACACCTAACTCAAATTCAAGTGTATTGAAGGAATCAACCTTAAATCCTGTACGCTGTAACAATGCTGCTAGTTGTACTGGACCAAAGATACTATAATGATTTAGATTAAATTCATGCTTTCTTTCACAATCAGGAGCCGGAACCTCAATATAAATCTTGCTGTTCTGCTTTAACAACCGATTATACTCCATTAAACTAAAAATTGGATACGGGCTATGCTCTAATGCATGACGTATAAATATAAAATCTACACTTTCGTCATAATACCCGTCTTTTTGAGGGATAAAACTTATATCATACTGCTTTACTGTATGCCCTTTATCTGTGCAAATTTTAGAATCTTCTGGACTAAGTGTAACACCAACTAGGTTTGTATATCCACGCGATTTCATTTCGTCTAGAAAATAACCAGGGCCGCAACCCAAATCAAGAATCAAAGAATCTTTGGCTAATTCAATTGGATCTACGTATTCGGCTACTACTCGCGTAGTTAATTTCTGGTGAAATTCCGCTTCCCCTTCTTCATAGAGATGAGCAGCATATAGGTATTCATTGTAAAACTTAAGCTTGATTAGATCAATAGTTTTGTTTACGTCGATGAGGTTCATTCTGATTCCTAATAAAATATACTACTACTTATTCTGGAAATCAGTGGTTAATTATTTTCCGTAACCTTTAAATGCTAGAATAGGACTAGTTTTGTGGGTATCGTCCATTTCTTTGCTACCGTTACGTACGGCATGCTTATGATCTGTCGGAACAGTTTTCATTGCAGCCTTCACCATATTTTCTTCTTCTTTAGTATAAGGGTGAATTGTATTATATTTCTCAACCCAACTATAAGAATCCATATCTATTTTTGAAGTACTTTTACCGTCGGCGCAGGCCATGGCCATAGCTAAACGATTTAGATGATTAGTACGATCATATCCGCCTACGTCACGGGTCATATGTGTTTTATTCATTGCTTGTTTGGCTCGTTTTGGTACTTTACCGTTAGCTTCGATAATAAATTCGTTAGCTCTCATAGTATATATTTATCTCTAAAAAGTTTAATTTATTATACTACAAGAAATCTCGTGGGTTATTATTTCATTAACCAAAGGATTAACTTTTATTCGAATATCACCGTAATACACATCTACATCATATGTAGTGATTGGATCCCCATTAAATATTGTCCCGTAGGCTGAATACTTAATATCAGTACCGTCCGGTCTCTTATTTATAGAAATTGTAACTGATTGACTATTCTGTGACCCTGTTTGTACTGACTTAATATAGAATTTACCGTACGACATGTTTGGTTCCGGAACTGAAAAGATTATTTGGTCAGCTGAATCATCTTCTGTAGTAGATACTGCTACACTAGTATTAGAATAGTTAATATCATTTACGGCTGACACCGTATTAGCTATAACCGCACTAACTGTAATATTTGCAGCATTTATATCTGCTTTTTTGGTTGGTAAAACTGATACCGAAAAATCTAATACGTTAGCCGATTCTGCTACTGAAATATTCCCGATTCGTAATGCAGTTTTACCTAAGTAAATATTACCAACTGCTTTAGTTGCTGATCCTATACTTAAATTACCAGTAGTTATTGGAACAATGTTACCATTTAAAATTATAGAATTTGTAGAACTATTAAATGTTAAATTAGCACTTGAATCCAGTATATATCCGCCAGTTAATTCGTCTATTGCTGCAAATTGTATAGCATATTCAGGCCCTAATGCTGGACTGGCGGTATACAATTGTGAAAAATTGTTATTGATCTTTGTAAATGCAACACGTAAGGGGTCACCTAAACTATCATTAGGCACTACACCAATATTAATTATTTCTTGGGCCATAGTATTGTTCCGATTATAGTTGTATTTATCTTTTAGGGAGAGAAATAACACGATAAATATGCATATATTATAGGAGCTGTCATGCGTAAATTATTGGTAGGATTATTGTGTATAGTATCATTCTCATCGTATAGTTGGGATCAACGGACACCGCTGCCTGTGCAAAGCTGTCAAATTCATAGTCCGTATGGATTTCCCCAAACTACAGGGGTACAACCTATTTGTAGACAAGCATATTTGGTAGGATATGATGCTACTGCTAAATTACCTAAATTTGTAACCTATGAATTATTACCAAAAAATGCATTAGGATGTGTTGCTCGTACTAACGCATTTGCAGTAGATCAAAGTATTAACGGCGGTGCTAGGCCAGATGATTATGCTGCGACTGGATATGATAAAGGACATATGGCTCCAGACGGTGACCTGAGTTGGGATGTACAGGTAGAATTTGAATCATTTCTAATGACTAACATGAGTCCACAAGCCGGATCATTAAATCGCGGTATTTGGAAACTATTGGAAACATCTATACGTGGTTGGGCAGTACAACGTAATCAAAGTTTTACTATATATGTTGGCGGTATCTATGATGTATCTGATAAGACTATTGGTAAAGGTGTGATCGTCCCGCATGGTTTTTATAAGATTGTCATTAACAATCAAACAAACGAATTTGCAGGATGGGGATTTCCTCATGTTGCTCCGTACCCTAATTTAGGAAACGATTTAGTTAAGTTCCGTGTACCTGTTGCTACTATCCAAAAGATGGCTGGAGTTCAATTTGGATTTCCAAAAGGCAATACTGAGCTTGCTCCGGGAAAAGAATGGAGTGTAGACTTTGGTGCGTTAACTAATGCCAAAAGAAACAAATGTGGTAAGGCTGACGATTAAACCATACTAGCAAGATTAATTAATCCGTTAATTGCGGTATTAATCTTTTCTAGTGTCTCAAGTTCAGACATATCTTGGTGTATATTAATACGATGTTGTATGTCTTTAACTAGTTCGATATACTCTGCTCTACTTAACTGACCGGACTTGACTGCTTCGGTTAGTTGATTAACTTCTTCAGCCGCACTATTGGCTTCTGGATTTAAACTATCTACGCTAGCTAACAATTGTTGTTGTTGTTCGACACTCATCTTGGTTTAGCTCCTATTGTTTTCTGCATCGATTCGGCAGATGAAATAATGTTACCTAATTTAAGTTTACAGAATAAAGGATTTACTTTATCATTTTTTTGATACTGTTCATGGAATCCTTGTACCATAGAATTTAACTCAACTGAGGCTTTTTGTGTAGATGAGTTATAAGGCAAGTATTGGGCAAAGTTTACAAAGGTCATAGACTTTATATATAGGTCTTCGGCTTTGCGCTTAGTCTCATCATAGTTCTCACATTTAGCTAATCCAATTTGTGACATTGTTCTTATCTCGGTAATGTATTGATATTCATTAGTATCATACTTCATCAAGTATGCTTCCATTAAACTACACCCTGATAATAGAACTAGTAGTAACACTATCGTTAATTTTTTCATTTTACTTCCTCAAATATACGTTTCTGTGAATCATACCATTCTGCCCATGCATTCATCTTTATACGACATTCGTGATATAATGCATAGTTAGAGGTTACTACTTTGAGTACTTCACTTAATTTTTCAGTATCGATCGGTACTTCATTTAATTCAGGACAATTTTGTTTTAATTCAGGTGGTGCAGAAGGCCAATGTCGTTGTACTGGTACGGTAGTTACGCATCCGCCTAATAGAAGAACCAATAATAGTAACTTACCCATTATGTAATTCCATAGATAATTTTAATGTGAGAGGGCGAGGAGTTGGCTTTTTGATATTTTTAGCTGAATCATTTAATATCTTAATAGCTTCAGGATCTACTTTACATTCCTGATCTATTTTGGTTGCAACTTCACGTATACGATCCTGAATTACTACTTGTACATCTTTTACTGTTTTTATTTTTTCTACAGTTATATATTTAATACGTTCATTCACTTGCCCTGCTTTCTTCTCTGAAATAGCAATAGCTTCTTCTAATTGCTTTGCTTTTTCTCTCCATGCCATTTCAACCCCGTAACCCCCTTCAAAATAAATACCCAAAGGTAATAGGATCAACCCAATCAATTGTATAATTAATCGGTATTGATTAATGTAGGGAATAACTCGCATAAGGAATCCTATGAGCGTACATAGGATTCCGGTAACTAATATAGTCCTAATAAATAGGTGTAATACGCTGTCTGATATAAACTGAAAGATCCACATACTCTTATTTAGCATGGGATACCAGACTAACCGGTATTTTTACGTGTATTTTAGTTTAAAAAATACCGCGTCGGCCTCTTCTAATTCAGCCGTAATATAGAATTTATACCCCATTTGATTAAGCTCTGGTGCAGAATAGTGCCAAGCCGGTATAGTCATAGAATGATCCACAACCCATTGACCTACTTCACTCTTTTCCCAGGCTATCAGAGGTTCTGCGGCATAAACAACCGGATCTTCTACGTCATACCCTATATAAAATACATGGACTATTAATTTTTCCGTCATCAAACTGCCATTGGCGCTTTAATAGCAGAATAACTATGATATCCTTCTAACCATATATCACCCATAGTAAACGAATCAATATCAGTAATATCAGGGTTGAGCGAAAGGACAGGTTTGTTCAACGGTTTCCTAGTAAGTTGCTCTTTTACCTGTTCAATGTGATTCTGATAGATATGCGTATCTCCTGTACTAATTACTAATTCCCCTACCTTTAAGGAACATACTTGAGCAATCAGATGCGTTAGCAATGCATAGCTAGCAATATTGAACGGGAGCCCTAAGAATACATCTACGCTACGTTGATACATATGACAGCTAAGTTCACGATTTTTATTCACATAAAATTGACATAGAATATGACAAGGTGGCAAAGCCATATTTTCTAAATCACCCACGTTCCATGCACTTAGTATATGGCGCCTACCGTTAGGATCTTTCTTGATACCTTCTATCAACATCAATAATTGATCTAGACGTTTATAAACAGGATTAAGCCAAGTCTTGCCGTAGTCATCATCTATGTCGGGCTCTCTGTCGGGAGTATGTGTGATCCAGTCACGCCATTGTACTCCGTAGACACGACCTAGGTCACCTTCAAACTGTGCTTTGGGTTTCCAGTAAGGTGCAAGGGCATTTGGAGTCCAAATAGTTACTGTGCCTTCTCGTGTCCCGTGGGTGATTTCGGCCAACCTACGTTCATCATCGCTGCCTTCAATAAACCATAGTAGTTCTCCAACGCAGGCTTTCCAAGCCAATTTCTTAGTTGTGATGGCCGGAAAGCCTCTACGCAGATCAAAGCGCAAATGACGTCCAAACACACTAATAGTGCCAACACCAGTTCTATCATCTTTTGTTTCTCCATTCTCTAAAATGTCCTGCAATAAATCTAAATATTCTTTCATTTTCTTTTCCAGACTTGATATAGATGATCCGCGTTAGATTCTGTTCTAACACAGTTAAAGTGTTGTCCTAAATAGGATAGATCAATATAGGTATCACAGGTATATTGTTTTAGCGTTTCAGACAAATGTAATTCATCTATTAGTTCCCAACAAGAATTAATTAATTTACCGCCACCTATCATCCACGCATCATCATATAATATTAAACTAGAAGTATCACGTAGGATTAACACACCCTCAGTTGGTTGCATAGTAGATGATACTACAATGTTTAATCTGTTAGGTAATGGTTTAAAGGGTAGGCTATCCCAAGTATTTTTACCCATAACAATTGGTTGCCCAGTTGTTAATGCTTTGAATCTTGGTAAATCACCCTGAAGATTTTTCCAGGGCAATTTATTTTTATAGCCTATACCACCGTGAGTATCGCAAGCTAATATAGCCTTCATAGTTTCCCAAGTAGTCGATCAGTTTCAGGTTGAACAGTTTCTGCAATTGATTCTACATTTAATACAAATTCAAAATTAGTGATGTTAGGATCAAGTTCATGTAACTTACGGGAAACTACCTCTTCTACCTCTTCTGGCTCTAAGCCCTGTTTAAGTAAGGATTGAATATTGATAGTATATTGTTTCTTGCCTATCATTTTTACAACTATCTTTTTTATAAACTGTACGGGAACTTTACTCTTTTCTACATCTTCAAGTATATGTTCCCATTTACTCACGAATTCAGGATTCATTATATATTAGACAGTCACTTTTACTTTGGCAGGCCGCCCTCGTTTTTTAGCTGTGACAGGAGTTGATACTGTTTGTTCCATATTTGGTGCTAGAGTAGGATCCAAACTTTTAGCTTCCTCACGTAATCGTTTAGATTCGTTCAGTAACCCGTTTGCTTCTAGCTCCATACGTGTTGCTTGTTCCAAACGCTGTTTAGCTAAAATGCCATCTGCTAGCAAACCATCTGCTGCACTAACTACTGCTGGGGTATTATTGTTACGCATTTTACGTGCTACTGCAGCCGGATCTTGAATGCCACGACTAGAATCAATTTCAGCTAACCGTTTTACCGCGGCTTCACCCAATGCCATTTCATTTAGCATTTTATTTAGTTCATCTAACTTGATACGTGTAGTTGGCGTAGGGGTGACTAATACTTGAGCAGTTTGTACTTTCTTTAGTAACCCTTCTGCATGTAGCACCTGTAAAATTATCCTACCGTCTTGGGTATAACTACGACTTAACGCATCTGCTAATGCTTCACTATGTTGCCCAATATCACTTTCAATACAGCGCATTAATGGATCATGTACATGCATATTCAACGTTTCTGTGTATGTTACCAAACACATGTGCGGCTCACCTGGCACTTCACGAAAAACAATAGCAACCTTACGATCTCCGATTTTTCCGATATGTCTTAAAAAACTCATATTAATCTCCTTGCTCTTTTATAGTAGCTAGTTTATTTACTTCAATTTATCCAGGGTAAAAAATTACTTTATGACCAAAGTAACTCATACAGGATAGCCTCTTTACTATCTTCAAAATATACGATATCTTCTATGGTACGATGGACCGGAGATACTGATGCGGTATCTTCTATCCATTGGTTAATAATCGCATATCTTCCTGATAGATGTGCTATTATCCAAATTTCAGATTCAGGTGTTACGACTGCATTACATTTTATAAAATGTTTTGGTACAAACTGTTCTGCACCTAATTCTCGTTTACTATACCAATTATTGGGATTAAATTTCACTTAGTTAATGAATCCAACATTCGATATTTGTTATATGCGTCAACGACGGCAGGAGTATTGTTATCTAATGTAGGAACAATATCATACCAAATTACATCTCTATTTAAATCAAACGAGTGCAAAGAACTAACTAGATCCAGGTCATATAACCGAGGTTGATGTATCTTTCCCGAAACATATAGGCTAGTAGCTAATTCGATTGCCTCTTCTAATGGATATGCCGAACTATTGTACTTACCGTTACGCGACATAGATGCGCTTCGATAGGATTCAATAACCCCATGTAGCTCCGATAGGTCATGGCATTTTGTTCTAGAGATTATACAAAAAACGTCCTTGTAGGACACTTCGCCTGATAGTATCGAAGTTAGGCACCGGCCAAAACTAGTTCCAATTAACATTATATTATGACCCTCTTATTTTTTTCAAGTCTATCGCTATAAATCTCATTGCCGTTCTTTCTAATAAAGTCGGCCATAAATTGAGGTGATTTTTTGAAAGCATCTCGGATATCTTGCTCGGTTAAGTCAACCGCATCAAACAGATAAATTTCATAACTTCGATGAGAGTTAAATTTAGCCCGAAGCATTAATACCTGCAAGGAAGGAATCTTAACTTTAGGTTTCTCGTCCTTAAGGGCACTCCATGTTTGATCTTTGCCCCAAGCAGTAAGATCACCTAGGTATTCAAGACCTAAGCAATCCCACATTACTAGATAGCGAGTGGTTGATTGTTCTTCACTCATACAATTTAGCCTTGTTTGTTACGATGATCATCATAGATGGCCCACGTACCGAACGGGGGGTTTGGTTCCGGGTCACCGTGAATAACCCACGTAGTATCACAGTAATTAGGATCACCCCAGCTACCGCAAGGATAACCATCAGTAAAGACGATCAAACGTTTAGGATCACGCCCTTCTGCTTTAAGATAGTTAAAGATCGCATCGAAGTCAGTACCTCCACCACCTTGAGGAACATATTCATCGATTGAATCCATATTCTCGCTAGTAAAATCTTGCGGGTTATAGATTTCAGTATCAAAGCAAAACACGTGAACCTTAAAGCCATCAAACGCATCCATCATAGCGCCAATCTCAGCTAAAAATTGTTGAGCCTGTTTGTCGCTGATACTACCTGACATATCGATAGCCACATCCACGTCAATCTCTTCACCAGGAGTCATACCAGGCATGACTGCATCCAATTCCCAACCACGACGATTAGGGCGCATCCAACTATAGTCAGAACGAATGGTGCTAGTGATATTAGTCTGAATCAATTCGCGCCAGGGCATGATTGGATTAGTCGATTGTCTAACCATACGCTCTACACCTTTAGGCAAAGTACCTGCCTCTGCACCTTGAGCAGCACCAATAATTGCCTGCTTTACTTCCTGACGGACACGTTCACGTTCCTCTTCAGACATCGTAGGACGTTTACCTTTACCTTTGCCGTCTTTCTCATCACCGTCACTATCACCGTCACCTTCATCTGAAGGATCCATATGATCATCGATCATTTGGTCAATCAAATCGTCAAGTGAGATTTTTTGGACATTCTTCATAAGGTCATCATAGATTTCCTCAGCAGGAAGACCATCATACTTTGACTCATACAAACACGGAACTGTAGTGATAAATTGACCAACCTTATGACGTTTAAGGTCTGCATTAACCGCATAGTCATCTGCGATATTCCACATCTGCGGGTCACGTGAACCACGACGACCCATATGATCATATACTACGTGCAACACTTCATGGCCAAAAAGAAACTCTACCTCTTTAGTCTTAAGCATCATAATAAAGCGGCTGTTGTAGTAGAAATTCAGCCCGTCAGTAGCGGCAGTAGAACACCACTCATCAGCATTGATCAAACGGAGCCGAGTAGCCAAATTACCAAAGAAACTATGACGAAGCAGCAACCCAATACGAGCAGTTACCAAACGCTCACGAGCATTAGCATCGACCTTAGCATCAGTAGGACCAACCAAATTCTCAAATTTCTTGCTACGACGTTTGGATTTAGCCTTAGTGTCAGTCGTAGTCATTGCATGAATCAATTCGTTTTTCATATAGTCTCCTTATTCAATACAAGTATTATACGCTTGATCTGATTTAATGTCAAGAGAAAAAAGGGTGAGATTTCTCTCACCCCAAATCCTAGTTATTCGCATCTACGATATATTTACCGTATTTTTTGTAGAATTGATCAAAGTTAGACAATTGACTTGGTTCAATCGGAAGTTTGTATGTCTTAAGCGCAATCTTCGCACCCATAACAACCAACTCAGTCTCAAAGTTATTCATCATGTAGCTGAAAAAGTTATCAGCCATTGCATGAAATTCTTTAGTCTTGACCTTACCGTTATCAATCGCATCCTTCAATTCATAACACATTGCGATAGTCAAAGAATACATCGCACTGATTTCCTTAACATTCAATTCAGTAACCTTACCAGAAAGAATGTCGCTGGGTTCAGGCATCTTACCTGCAATCTTGCGGTGTGCAGTAAATTTAACTGCAAGCCCTTCACCAACAGTACCGGCAATCAAATTAAACTGAGTATCATTATCCATATCATCATCAGACAATAGATCGCTCACAAATGACCAAGTGCGGGGAGTAGCAAAGGCCCGGCTTGCTGATTTGCTATCAAAATCATAGAGATCCTGTTTAGCAAACGACAGATAACCAACCACGTCCTTATGAATACCTTTGTTAACAGCCCATTGTTGCCAGCTAGTAAAGTCGGCGCGCATTTCAAGGTGAATAAAACGATTTGCGAGGGGCATCGGCATGCGATAAGTAACACCCTTGTCACTGTCACGATTACCTGCTGCGACAATAACCACGTTATCGGGAAGAAAATACTTACCAACGCGACGGTTCAAAATCAATTGATATCCAGCTGCTTGCACTGCAGGAGATGCACTGTTCATTTCATCAAGGAACAGAACAACAATCGGATACTGCTTTGCAAATTCAGCATCAGGAAGATCGACCGGGGGAGCCCAATCCATCTTACCAATTTCTTTATTAAAGAAGGGGATGCCGCGAATATCAGTCGGTTCCATCTGAGCCATACGCAAATCGATAATTGCGCCACCCAATTCAGTAGCAATATCCGCTACGACTTCTGATTTACCGATGCCCGGCGGGCCCCAAAGAAACACAGGACGTTTAGTGCTAAACGCCTTCAAAATTGCTTTACGTGCTTGCAGGCTGGTGATAGTTTTTGCGTCGCTAACTGCTGATGACATTTGATGCTCCTTGTATTAATTTATGATTGAAACAACAACATTGTATACTACTTCTGATTTATTGTCAACCAGAGAATTAACCCCAGTCTTTAAAATCCCCGTCCGCTTCGTTATCATTGAAACCTGCGTTATAGGCAAGTATTTCATCATGAGTAAGATCGGTAACTTCGGGACCACTGTTTCCCCCTACCCCACCCTTGTGCGGTCTAGGACCACGTCTATAGTAACTATCTGCGGAACCACGATCATACGGGGAACCATGTGACTTGTCAAATAAACCCTTCATTTATTACTCCGTTTCGCTAGTGTATGTGAACATTATAGACCCAATTGAATTATTTGTCAAGCGCAGGGAAGCATCGTCTAAGTACTTGATTATAAAGCAATCTTTCTCTGCTAAAAGCTTCGATTTCCCAAGGCCTGTCGTAATATCGCTTACTACATTGAGTTCCCATCCAAATATAGTTAATTTTTCCAGTACGAGTAGACCTACTCTTTAGCTGGCCACGTGCGTATTGCTTTACGTGAATCATTTCATGAGCAGTGGTCTTGATAAGGTCTGCTACCGTAAGTCGGCTATCTAGCATCATAACCAATTCTCTATCATCAATTAGATAGACTGCACCATCAAATCCGTGTTGTTTCAAAAATTTTGGAGTTGAAATTACTGATAAGGTATACTGGCTCTTTAGTAGCTTTAATCGTTTTGCATAGAATTTAACCAAATGTTCAATAACTATCTTTCGATTTTTGGACTTTGAAATGACATCTATTCTCATCCACACATGATATCACAGGTTTTAGGCCGCGTCAATCATTTATGGATAAGAACCTATAAATAGTAGCATAATTGGGAACCGTTGTGATTCAAAATGACTAAATACTACAAATAAGGAATAATCCATGAGTTGGCCAGTAAGCCCATATAACGGTGAGCAAGTAACAATTAACGGTGTATTATATCAATACGATGATGCTCCGGGGGTGTGGAATAGGGTAGGATCCGGTGCTAGTGATGTTACAGTTACATACTTCACTACAGGTAATCTAACCGTAACAACTTCGGCAGCATTGGGTAGTATTGCAAATCTATCAATTAGCGGCGGATCATCCGGCTATAGTTTAATTACAGACGGCTCAGGTGGATTAAGTTGGGCCGCATTAGGTGATGCCGTTGTTCCTGGTGGTGCCAATACTCAAATTCAATTTAATAACGATGGTGTATTTGCCGGTAATTCTAATCTGACATATAACACTAGCACACTAATCCTATCAGCACCAAAATTTTCTGGCAACGGGGCAGCACTTAATCATATAACAGGTGCAAATGTCACCGGTACTGTTGCAAACGCTACATATGCGGTTAATTCAGGTACTGCTACTACTGCCACTACTGCTACTTCTGCTACCACTGCAACTAGTGCCACCACTGCTACTACAGCAAGTGTTGCCGGTACTGTATCCACTGCCGCACAACCAAATATTACTAGTGTTGGTACATTAGTATCACTTGTAGTAACTGGAAATATTGATGCTGGTAATTTGAATTCGCATTCGTATGGTAATCATAACGGCAGAATCGGAACAGTTACACCTAACACAGGTGCATTTACTACTATCACTGCATCTGCTACCGCGGTAATAACAGGTAACGTTACTGCAGGTAATGCTACCTTAGGTAATCTAGTTACTGCTAACTTTGTTACAGGTGTATTGACTTATGCTTCTTCTGCTCAGCCAAACATTTCTAGTTTAGGAAGTTTAACTAGTTTAACTGTCGACGGTTATGTACATAGTGATTTGTTGCCAAATGAAACATTAATCTATGATTTAGGCTCATCTACAAAACGATGGGGTAATGCTTATGTCGGAGATTTTCATTTATCTAATGATAATTTAGTTGGTGGTAATGAAATCGACGGCACAACAGGAAATTGGACTATTCAAGAAGGGGAACATGATTTGTACATTATTAATAACAAGACAGGTAAAAAATACAAATTTTGCCTAAAGGAAATTTAAATGGCTCTTAATACGGGTGGTGCAACAATCGTTGGTAGTTCCGGTGCAGTCGTAAACTCAGGTAGCGGATCGTATACAGATATAACAGTTACCGGACAATTTATAAGTACTGCGGCTTCCCCTACAGCACCAATGGTAGTATCTAGTAATGTTCTTGTTGCCAATCTTAATGCTCAATATTTAAACGGGTTCCAAACAACATCATCTAACACACCAAATACGGTAGTTAACCGAGATGCAGCTAGAAACTTTGCAGCTAATACAATAACCGCACGATTATACGGGGAAGCAAATCTTGCTACAAATGTAACCGGCGCCGCACAAGGTAATATTACATCATTGGGAACTCTTACTAGCCTATCAGTTACCGGTACGATCAGTTCAGGTAATGCGACGTTAGGCAATGCTGCTACTGCTAACTTCTTTATTGGTAGCGGTGCCAATTTAGCAAATATTGCCGGCGGTAATGTAGTAGGGACACTTAATAGTACAACATTGGGTAATAGTAATCTATATGTAGGGACAACTGCTATTCCGTTAAACCGAGGATCAGGGGAGCAAACTCTATCAGGGACAAGTGTAACAGGCTCAGCCAATACTGCAAACTATGCAGGAAATGTTACTGAGGCCGCACAACCAAATATCACTAGTGTAGGAACACTAACCGGATTAGTCGTTAACGGTAATTTAACCGTAACTGGAAGTACAGAATATGCAAACGTAACAACCTTTAATGTCAAAGATCCGGTAGTAGAGTTTGGCGGCAATCCAACTGGTACCCCGCTTAGCGGTAATGACGGCAAAGATAGAGGTATATTATTACATTATTTCGCTGATAATTATACAGATGCATTTATAGGTTGGGATAATAGTAATGCCGAATTTGCTGTAGGGAGTAACGTAACGTTATCATCAGATGTAGTCACTTTTAATACATTAGGTAATATACGAGCAAATAATTTCATAGGTAATATCGCAGGAAGTGCGACCGACGCAATTAATGCAGTTAATGTTACAAGTAGCGCACAGCCAAATATTACTAGTTTAGGCACGTTAACTAGATTAGCAATAAGTAGCGGGTCACTAACAGCAAATACGCCCGCAAGCGTAACACAAACATGGAATAACGGATCTGCAAATTTCTCAGCAGTAGCACTTGATATCACTGATACTGCATCATTGGCAAGTAGTGATCTAATACGTGCGAGAGTCGGCGGTGTTAATAGATTCCAAGTAAGCAAAACAGGTAATGTTATTGCCTCAATGTTTACTGGAAATGCCAACAACCTATCTAATGTACAAGGGTCAAATGTTACGGGCATTGTTGCAAATTCTGCAAATAGTAATCTTGCAAATTATGCAACTAACGTATTAGCTAGTTCTCAACCAAATATTACTAGTGTCGGGACGTTGATTGGATTAAATGTAAACTCCGGTGAGCTAGCTGTAGGAAGCGTACCTATCAAAGTATCACAAACTTGGAATAACGTAGATGTCCTGTTTACTGCTATCTCTGCAAACATAACCGATACTGCTAGCCCGGTTGACGCATTATTAATGGATTTACAAGTTAATACTACTAGTCAGTTTAGTATCAGTAAATTAGGCAATGTTACCGCTAATAACTTTATAGGTAACGTTATCGGTACTATTTCAGGTGTTATTGTAGCACCCGGTGTTAACACACAAGTAATATATAATGACAACGGTGCATTAGGTGGGACAAACGATTTTACCTTTGACGAAAACTACGGATTAGTCACAAGTAAATTACTAAATGTTACTTCGGGAAGTTTAGTTGCTAGTGGACCGTTGTTACTTACACAAACATGGAACAATTCTGCTATCGTATTTACCGGCATAAAAGAAAATATAACAGATACCTCCAGTGTATCTACTAGCTTATTAATGGACTTGCAAGTCGGTGGTGTATCTAAATTTAAAGTAGATAAGGCTGGTAATATAACCGCAAATAAATTTACAGGGAGCGGAGTTGGTTTAACTAATCTAGCCGGCGCAAACGTAACCGGTATTGTAGCCAATGCTTTATATGCTTCAAGTGCATTGTATGCCAGTAGTTCCGGTTCAACTACTAGTGCATCAACTGCCGGCACAGTAACTGCATGTGCTCAACCCAATATAACAAGTACAGGTACATTAACTTCACTAAACGTTGCATCCGGTACTCTTACTACTAGTATCCCATTAAATCTAACACAAACATGGAATAATGCTAGTGTAGCATTTACTGGCATTAAAGAAAATGTCCTTGATACAAGTAGTGCAACATCTTCTCTATTAATAGATTTGCAGGTCGCGAGTTCTAGTAAATTCAAAGTGTCCAAAGTAGGTGATGTTACTGCTAATGGTTATACCGGATATGGTGCAAATTTATCAGGATTAACTGGCGGAAACGTAATAGGTGCAGTTGCTAATGCTACATATGCTGACAGCGCCGGATCAACTATTAGTGCCGAAACAGTAACTGCATGTGCCCAACCCAATATAACAAGTACCGGCACTCTAGTAAATCTAGCAGTAGCAACTGGATCAATTGGTTCATCTAGTCCTATTAGTATTACACAGACTTGGGGGAATGCAAGTGTATTGTTTACTGGCATCAAAGAGAATATTACTGATAGTGCAAGTAATACTAACTCATTGTTAATAGACCTACAAGTTGCCGGAACTAGTAAATTTAAAGTAACTAAAGGTGGTAATGCCACTGCTCAATATTATATAGGTAACGGAAGTCAGTTGACCGGTATATCTTCAAACTTTGCAAATTTTGCGGGGAATGTCACAATTGCTGCTCAACCAAATATTACTAGCCTCGGTATATTAACTCAGCTAACAGTAGAAGGTGCAATAAATTTAGGTGATTTAAGTAACGTTAAGGTGCTGGGTGGCGACGCCGGTCAATTATTAAAAACAGATGGTACCGGAAATCTAACATGGGTTGACGGTGGTGGCGGATTACCTGCAGGTGACGATGCTGAGGTTCAGTTTAATGATTTAGGTTCTTTTGGCAGCGATATACGTTTCAAATATGACTTTGCGAATGGTATACTATCTGCACCCAAATTTCAAGGAAATGCATCTAGGTTAGATCATATACCAGGTGCCAATGTCGTAGGATTAATTCCTAACGCAAACTATGCAGCTTATGCAGGTAATATTACCATAGCTGCACAGTCAAATATTACTAGTGTGGGTACATTAACCTCGTTAACAGTATCAGGTACGGCAACATTAGGAAATATCTCAACTGAAGGAACATTAAATGTAACCGGTAATTCTAACTTAGGTAATTTGGGTGCATCCTTAGGTATATTTACAGGTAACATCACATCCGGAAATGCTAATTTAGGTAATGCGGTTAAGGGCAATTACTTTATTGGTAGCGGTGCTAATTTAACAAACTTACCTGCAGGCAATATCGCAGGTACTATAGCTAATGCAAACTATTCTGCGTATGCCGGCAATATTACTATCGCAGGTCAATCAAATATTACTAGCGTTGGTACATTAACTAGTTTAATAGTAACAGGTAATATTACATCCGGTAATGCTAACTTAGGGAACGCAGCAACTGCAAACTATTTTATCGGTAGCGGTGCAAATTTAACTAATATTCCAGCCGCTAATATAGTTGGTACAGTTAATGTAGGCGTGAATGCTGCTGCATATGCAGGCAATGTTACACTAGCTGCACAACCAAATATAACAAGTTTAGGTACACTAAGCCAACTAACTATTAATAGCGGGTCACTTACTGCATCTACCCCGATCAATATCACCCAAATATGGAACAATAGTAGTGTTGGATTCACTGAATTACAACTTTCGGTAACTGATACTAATAGTGCTAGTACATCAAAACCATTAAACATAATAGTAAATAGTAATTCCGTGTTTAATATAGATAAAGTTGGTACCGTAACTAGTAAAAATGCTAATTTAGGTAATCTAGCAACGGCTAATTATATAGCCGGAACATTGACGACTGCTTCACAACCAAATCTTACTAGTATAGGTACATTGGGCTCGCTAGATGTTACTGGTAATATCAATGTAAGTAATGTACTTATATCAGGTTCTCTATTAGGACCGATTAACGGGACTATAGGGGCAACTACTCCAAATACAGGGGCATTTAGTTGGATTGAAGTTAGTACAACTGCAAATGTAGTTGGTAACATACGTTCCGGAAATGCAACATTAGGTAATGCAGTAACTGCAAATTATTTTATAGGCGACGGAGGTTTACTTAGCAATCTTGCGTTATCTTCCGCTACTACTGGTTATGCAAACTTTGCTAACTATGCAGGAAATGTAACCGTATCCGGTCAAAGTAATATCACTAGTCTTGGTACATTAACTAGTTTAACCGTTAGCGGGGTAACTGCTATTGCCGGTACGCTTAATGCAACTTCTATAATTGCCAATAGCGGAGTTGCTGCTACAAATACAACAACCGGTGCTATAAAAGTTACCAATGGCGGAGGTATTAGTGTAGCTGGAAATGCCTATGTAGGTGGAAATCTAGTCGCAAATACAGGAAGTTCATCGGTATCCGTCGATAGTTTATATATCGGCAATACAACATATATTAGACAATCATCAGAACTACTTAGTACAAAGACAGGGGCGACCGGTACAGTATCACATGATTTTCTTAATGGATGTATCTTTTATCATAGCGCACCTGCTGCTAATTTCACTCCTAATTTTATCAATGTCCCTACTACTAATAATCAATCAATTGTATTTGTAGTATTAGTCCAACAAGGGGTAAGTCCATACATACCAAATGCAGTTCAAGTTAACGGTGTAGCCGTGACTGTCAAATGGTTAAATATGACTTTACCAAACGGACATGCAACGTATTTGGATGCATTTTGTTTTACTCTACTAAGAATAAATAATGATTGGATCGCAACAGGACAATTAGTGGTGTACGGATAATATATGGCGCATTTAAGTCAGAGTGGGTTAACATTTGGATATAGACAAGGCGGCAATGAAGGCGGCGATACTGCACTCCTATTAATTCCAGAGAATGCATTAGTGCCGGTATACGGAGCTAATCCAAATCTTACAGATTGGACTCGATATAGCGAGGCAGATGGATATTATATAGGTGCTACACAGACAAATGCTGACATAGGTACCACAATCGCCGGCGTTGCTGGTGGCTTATATAGTGTAGGGATGTCGTCCACATCTTACGGAAGATATCATCATGATCCTATATCCGGAGGGGTTTATATAAACTTCAATGACCCTTACCCTAGTGGACAAGGCCCGGGAATAACAAATTCTACCGGAGGTAATCTGACTAACGCAAGTTATCCTTATAATTCGAATAATCAAACTTGGATTAGATATGGATTTACCGGCGGAGCATCTACCTATCCAACGATGTATTCAAGTGCGGGTGATCATACTCATACACTAACAACCGGAGTTACATTAACGATTGAGGTTACAGCTACTAATCAAGATAGAATCGACATTTCTCCAACCCCTATAACCTATATCAAAATAAACACAGTAGCAGTAACTTATAGTTATACTCGCGGCCATACATTAGCAGTAATTAACCCTAGTACTAGAACGCTTGATAGTATTACTACATATGATACGTACGGTGCCGGCAACTCAACGGCCCTGCTAAACGCATTAAACACCGTTGATTATGGAAAACTCGTTGTTATTACCTCATACGATGGAATATCTCTTGATTCAGCTACGAGAGATTTATTAAATAGTTCTACTTTTAGACAGGTTGGTGACAGTTTAATATCTGATACTTGGACAAGCCAACGTGTAAGTCATTTATTTATTGGATTTAAAAAAGATACGATTCTTGCAGCAGTACCTGGATTTACCCCGGTTGAGGCAGCAGTAGTCGGTGCCAGCGAAGCTAGCCCTACTAGAACTTTCACAGATGCAGGAACCTTTGTGTCTGCTAGTTCTTTTCGACCACAGACTATAGAGGTTACCTTACTAAGAGCAAATAAATCAACCGATGTTCTTCCAATAAATTCTTTAGTTTTTAGTCAACTAATGCCAAACGATTATGCTGATGTAGTAACTACCGGCGGTGCTGCGGCATATTTAAAGGGAGTCTCGTCCGGTGGTACTACGTTATCAGCTATTACATCACTTAGTTCTGCATTAACTGTTAGTACAAGCGGTATACATCATCATTATTATGCTTATCCAGTACCAGCCAACTATGGAACTAGAGAATATCCTAAATATTCGCTTGGTCCAAATGGCGAACCAGCCCATACTATTGCAGCAAATGCTACCGATACACCAAATTCCGGGGCACATACTCATCCTACTTCTATACAGTTTTCTCAACCTAATTTAAATAGTACTTTACTTAAATTATGGAAAAATATTAGTGCAGAGGCACCAACGACCGATATTATTTTAATGTATGTTGGTGACTTAACTAATTTTTCTGTACCAAATTGGCATATATGTGATGGCACTAACGGAACAGTAAATATACCTTCAGCCTTTGTAGGATATAATAGTACGGATGGTACATGGGGAACATCTACAAGTGATCTAACAGGTCTTAATTATACTACAGCCCTTTCTCAGTCAGATTGGAATCATACTCATTTCCGTACCGTATACGGTAATTTTTGGGAAACCGGTGATCTGCAAAATCATAACACTACACTTTTTTACCATACGCATCCTCTTACTGGAATTGCTGCTAGATATAAACCACCGATGATTAAGGTTGCATTTATTCAATATAAAGGGTATCCGTCCTTTACACCAATCCCCCCATTAAATACTCAAATACCAATAATAACCGGAACGCCATATTATAATAATACATTAACATGCTCAACGGGTGTTTGGACATCTACTACTGATCTTACTTATAAATATCAATGGCAATACGGTAGTGGGGCATCATTCACTAATATTGTGGGAGCTACCGCTAATACGTATGGCCCATTAGCATACTTACAGTATATAGGACAAACATTAAGATGTATGGTTACAGCAACAAATAGAATAGGGTCTGTACTCTCAATATCAGCACCAACCGCAGCAATTACTGGCCCGGTAACCGGTGAGTTTGTTGCTAGTGCATCTTCAGGCACATGGGTATGCCCAACCGGTGTGACCTCTATATCAGTGCTCTGTGTTGGCGCAGGTGGAGGTGGATACAACAATGGCGGTGGCGGTGGCGGTGGCGCGTTAGCATACGGTAATAGTATTACTGTTGTGCCGGGCCAATCATACAGTTATGTTGCAGGCGCCGGATCTGCTGGCAATAATGGAGGATCCTCATCATTTAACACATCATGGGTAGTTGCAGGTGGCGGAATTGTCGGGGCTAGTGGAATTGCTAGACAGTGCGGAGGTGGGGGCGGCGCCGGTGGATATGGAGGAACCGGGGGTATTGGTAGTTACTGTGGGGGGACCGGGCCATTTTATGCCGGCGGCGCTGGCGGAAATTATTCTGGAACATATTGTACCGGTGGTGGGTCGGGCGGGTCGGGCGGAAGAGGATCTGGTCAAAGTGGCGGAGCAATTGGTTATAGAGATGTTAATGCTAACGGCAATCAGGGAGGCGGGGGAGGTGGAGGTACTGGCTACTTCTTTGAAAGTGGGGCACAGGGAGGAGGAGGAGTAGGTATATTTGGGAAAGGTACGGCCGGTATAGGCACTTTAGGAACGGTATCGATAGGAGCATCCGGCTACGCTCAAATGAATGGCGGTAGCGGCGGCGGTAACGGCGGTAGTTACGGCGCAGGTGGACTGTATGGCGGCGGAGCATGTGGTATAAGGCCTTCTAGTGGGGTCCTATCCAATATTGGCGGAGCTGGGGCGGTACGTATAATATGGCCCGGTAATCTAAGACAATTTCCATCAACAAACGTAACCGCATTATAAACAGATTATATTAAAGTAACTTTAAGGAATAACATATTATGACTCAGCACGTTGCAATCGCATTTGATAAGTATAATAATACTTTTTCAGGCAAAATAGATAATAAAATATGTATGTGGGATAGTATCGAAGAGGTCAAAGCGCAAACAGGATTCCCGTATACGTCTACCTTTAAAATGCTATTCTATGAACCTCTTAGAAATATCTATCATATAGAAAGAGATTATGGAGTTCAATCTATCGGAGAAGATATAGAAGAATTTCAATGGATAAAAGATAATCTTGCTGCAATAGAAAGCGCAATCGATGGTAAAATAATTCCTGTACAGAACCCAATAACCATGGGGTCGGTACGCTTTGGTTATTTGCACGGCACAGATTGGTTAATAATTAGACATCAGGATGAATTACTCGCTAGTAAAACTCCTACTCTAACCCCTCAACAATTAACTGATGTGTTAGTATATAGACAAGCATTGCGGGACTTATCAAATACTTTTTCAACAAATGCTGACGCAGCCACAGTTACTTGGCCTACATATCCGCTATAATTTTTTATAGGGGATATGTATAACGCTAAGTAATTACATGTATAAACCACATTTACTTGTTGTACTTCAATCACATAGTAAGGGCGATAGTCAACATTACTTAGGCCTTAATAAACACGAGAGATTCTGTAAAGCACCCAAAGCTGAGATAACTCGTCGTTGTAGCCTAAGTTTAGTTGCAACAATGAATCATTATAAAAAAATGGTCCCAGATTCAGACGTAGAGTTAGTTATATTTGATGACCATAGTGATGAAGATACTATTACCGAATTAAAATATAACTTAAGTACTGCTACATTCCCGACCCAACTAATACATTTAGAAACTTATGGAATTATGCCTAGTATATTAAGATGCTACGAGCATGGACGTGATTTTGGTAAAGATATCGTATATTTTGCCCAAGATGACTATCTATACGATACTACCGCTATACATGATATGATATTAACCATGTATAGTACATCTAATAACTTAGGCAATTTTACCTGCATTTTTCCATATGATGACCCATACAGATATATACCAGCTAACACCGTAGTTAAAAGTCATATTATACGTAGTCAGGGCAGACATTGGAGAACATTAACAATGACAGCTAGCCCTTTTATGACGCAGATCAAAGTAATAAAAGATAATTGGGATCTTTTTGAGGCTATGGGTAAACATCCAGTAACTGCAAAAATGGAAGATAATACTATTAACAAACTGTTCTACCAGCGCGGCTACTATCTATTTGTACCTATCCCAAGTCTAGCATTACATATGCAGTATGATACTGAGATGGACGATCAAATGGATTGGCAATCTTGGTGGAATAGGTTTGAGAAGAAATCTAATTAGCGATTAGTTCATCAAGTATTGCGCGGGCAGTATATTGTGGAACATATCCCAAAGCCCGTAGTTTGCTACAATCCATTAATGTAGATTTAGGTTGTGCGTTAGCAGCAGAAGTTGGAATATTTTTTATCACTGAGGCAGAATCTATCTTGCTTTTAGCATATCTAATTGCATCACCAAAATTAGTAGATTCTTGATTACCGACATTATAGATAGCATTTAATTCTCCGCTAGTTATAATCAAATTAATTGCTCTACATAAGTCAGACACATGGATGTAGTCACGGATAAAATTACCATTGTCATTCAATTCAATGTCGTGTCCTTTTTTAAGTCTATTAATCAAATAAGTTAATGCATTCTTTTTTGAAGATACTTTGGTATCATTTAGTCCTAATACGTTAGCAAACCTAAGTATACGATATTTAATTTTGAAAGTCTCACAATAAGCTATAAGCAATTGTTCGGCTGTTCTTTTGGTAATAGAATAAAATCCTTTTGGATCGCAATAAGAATCTTCCTTTATAGGACTAGGTACTTGCCCATATACAAACCAACTACTTGCAAAATTAAATACCATATTCTCTTTATTTTTGCAGTTTTCTAATACACGTAACAGTGTGGTAATATTAGTTTCTACGTCAATAAAAGGGTTAGTATAAACATTATAATTGTCAACTGTACTAATAAGGAAAAGAATTTGATTACAGCCGGCGTGTACCGTAAGATCATTTCGATCATTTACTATGCAATCATAGTCCTTACTATATTGCTTACCAACGAACCCATTACCAAATAGATTTACCATTGTTTGATCACCCCACTGATATAATCTAATACTTGATCATTATACAACGGAGTACATCCAATAAAAAATACATAATCAAGTGTTTTATTGGCGTTGGGAAATTTCTTATAATCTCCTAAATGTTTATATCCAGGATGTAGTAAAATATTACCACCAAAGTAGTTACGAGTCTGTACTCTATTACTTTCGAAATGCGCTACTAGCATTTCTTTCTCACCCAATTCTCTACATACGATAGGTACACCAAACCAACTAGGCACAACATTATCTAATACTTTTACCGGGGCAATTCCCAAATGATTAACTAAAACCTGTTCAATATAATTCTTATTATATATTCGTTTTTCGCAAATCTCATCAGCTTTGGTTAATTGAACGGACCCTACTGCCCCTTGCATATCTAGTGGTTTAAGATTATACCCCATATTGCTATAGATATATTTGTGGTCAATAATACCGTCGTAGTTTTCTAGCCAATAGCTGAATCTCTTACCGCATGTGCCGCAAGAAAGTAAATTATTAGCTCCCATACAATAGCAATCTCTTCCCCACCAACTAATACTACGTGCTAATTCAATAAGAGCATTATCGTTTGAGCAAACCATTCCACCTTCACCTGTACTGATATGATGTGCCGGGTAAAAACTACAAGACCAACTATGGTAATAATCACTTAGATATTTACCGTTATACTTAGTGCCCAAACTATCGCAGTTATCACCTACTAATACCAAACCATACTCGTCACATATCTTTTTAATTACCTCTATATTTGGAGGATTACCTAATACAGGAGATACGATGATTGCTTTAGTTTTCTTCGTTATAGCCGCTTCAATTAATTCTACATCAAAATTTAGAGTACCAAACTCAATATCAATAAAGCGCGGCTTTAATTTGTTCTGTACTATAGGTGCAATTGTAGTAGGGAATCCAACAGGTGAAACGATAATTTCATCATCATCATTCCAACGAAATCTTTTCTTTAGCGCAGCAATCATTACTAGATTAGCTGAGCTACCAGAGTTCACCATATGACAATGTTTGACGTTAAACTTCTCAGAGAATTCTCTTTGGAACTTTTCTACTTTACTACCGCTAACGATCCAATCCCCATTTAGAATAGAATCTAGCATAGCTTCTATTTCCAGATGATTCCAATAAGGTCCTGCATACAATACTGTATCCTTTGTAGGATCAAACTTATCATAATTCTTTATGTATTTGGGATTATATGCTTTGCTGATTTCTACAAGATTATACTGCATTTATATTACTCTCCATGGTGTCATTACTATGTTCATATTACCAAAATAATATTCTTTGTTTACAAACATCATTGTTAAAATTCGTTCTGATAAGAAAGCCAACATTCTAGTCTGTGGTTTATTTGCAGCAAGTTCACCTTGAGTCTGAATATACGGCAGAGAATATTTAACTCCGTTGTATAGCTCAAAAATTATTTCAAATAGAATCTCACATACTTTATTAAAAACAGTTCGATGTCCAAAAAACATATTACAAGAGGATAGACTCTTAATTTGTTTAAGGACATCTATCATATTAGCGGTCATATTAATTTTATTCTGTGACGAAGCCTCATATAAAATATGAAATCCTATCTCTCCGCACCAACGAATATATTGATCATATGCACTCTGCTCAAAATGAAGCGGCGCGGATATGTATAAAGAAGTTTGGTCTAGTTTTAGAGTAGATACAAACTCATCATCCCAAAATCTTCGATATTGGTTGGTCCCGACAAATTCATCATTTGTATTTTTCCATATCCAATATAATCCGGTTAAGTCGCCTACCCATTTGTTTAAATCAGATATGTTATCTAGTGTATCGTCAAATAAGTAACCCCTATTTGTTAGGTATGCTCTATAACTAGCATCAGTAATAGAAGATGCCCCCAACATAAGATTTTTCTGATTAAATTGAGTATATAGATGTTCAGATTTATGAAAACAATTACAATATAATGTTAACGGAGAATATGTCATCTTATTGTTTAAGTATTTCTATTACCCGTTCTGGTTTGATAATTTCATGTATTGGGCGGGGATTCTTTATGATAGTTTCGATTTCTACCACTTCCCACCCATCCATACTGTGTCTATTACGTAGTATCATAGTTAGATGCGCTCTGAGCGGGCCAATCTTAGTCCAGACTTTGCCATTCTTTCGCCAATTTGGATGAGAACCACCTGTGCTAAACAATCCAGTTCTGCTGTCTCGAATTTTATAAAAGGTATCAGCCACGATCTATCCAATACCGTATAATGTCAACGATAGCTGCAATGCCGGCGACGATACATAAGCCCCATACTGCGTAATAAGCAAACAACATAACATTCATAATCCTTGTGCTCTTCTATTTGGACACGCTTCGCATGGTTGCATGGGTTCAGTCATGGCACATTCACTACAGGTTAGATCCCAAATTTTAATTATCTGCATGTTTTTCGATGTATGCATCATTTAATTCCAAAGTGTTGTTTGAGTTCTTCCACACCTACACAATTACCGTGAGCATTGGGATAGCCGGTATCCTTTAATACTTGAATACATTCTTCTATCAATGATTCGGCAAACTTCTCGGCAAACAAAAAATGTTCATGGTGAAAAGCTAACGGGGCAGGTACTTTAGATATAGCCTGTCCGGCAAGTTTAAAAATCCGTTCGTTCATCTCAAATCTCCCAACATCTCTTTTCGTAATCCCAATGTCTAGTTTCATAGATACTACAGTTAATGGAATATCCCAACAAACCTACATCAATCTGTAATCCTGCATGATCACCGGACATTCGATAGTTAATTGCCAACTGAACCAGTGTGGTGGATTTCATAATCTGGAATTCCCAAGCTTTGTATTTGGCTAACATACCACCAATAACATATATAGTAGCCCACCGGTCAATGTACGGTATGGATAGTTCAAAGTTTAAGTTTATCATTTTTGTGGGCGAAGCAAATAGTTAACGACAATCAAACCCCAATCAATCAATCCAGTTATAATATCACCTTTGGCAAAAGATTCCATACCTGCAAGAAACAAAAAGCCAATCAAAAACCAAGTAATCTCAACATTATTTTCGCGTAACCAATTTATAATTTTAGTAAACATCTATTTCTCCTTAATCTATATCACATTCTAACATTTTAGAATCCACTTTTTAAGTGCAGTAAGTTCTTCTTTAGTGAGCTTTTGTATAGCTTCGTCAGCTAACTTTTTTTCTTCGGTTTCTTTTACTTCACGTTTACGATCAGCTTTACAATGCGTATCCCACCAATCAGCTAACTCTCTGGAAGTTTTATCATGAGCATTATATACAATAGTTTCCAATTGTGTTTTGGATAAATCTTTCAATTCGGCACATAACGTAGGAACAAAGTCTGAAGCACAATAGGGATTAGCTGCTTCAGATTTCAATGTTTTAGTTATGGGATAACCCAATTTTTTATATACATAGACTAGTAGTTTGGCTGTTTGTTGTAAATATACTTTTCGAGTCGACGGATTCAAATAATCACTGTTGCAGGGCATTACTGTTCTCCTAAAGGTCTTACTAGGCCATTAATTTAGCCATAAGCAGCAATTTATCGAGATGGTCAATTGCTTTATTGATTTTATTCAATATGGGTTGGGTAAAGGTAATACTATGGATACGTCTAGCTTCTACTTCCATTTTGCTTAGTTCTGTAACCATATCGTCGATGTTCTTCAGCATTTTTCGTAGGTCAGGATTATGACCTAATGCCCGTAATTGAGCATCTAGCTGAATACTAAGTTTAGACCAATCTAAAGCATTTTTGATTTCCATAATAGAATTATACGCTATGCAAGGATTAATGTCAATTAAAAAAGGGCACCGAAGTGCCCTTTTTATCACTATTCTAAATTAAATTAGAATGCTTTTGCTACGGAAAGAACAATTGCGTTTTTGTAAAGCTTTTCACCGGCTACAGTATCAGCAACTTTAGCTGCTGCTGTTAGACCACGATTAGTGTAGTAATGAGCACCAACATCCAACCCAGCCACAGCATATGTAGCACCAACTTTAACATCAGTATAATTGCTTGATGAATGGTTAGCAACTGAAGTATGACCAATATGAGCATTAAGAGTTAACTTCTTGTCCATTGGCATATTCAAATCAGCTTGGTAATATTTGCTACCTTTACTATTAGTAGTAGCAAAGTAATCACCCAAAGATTGGCTATACTTAACACTTACTGGACCTGTTGCTGCACCAATATAAGCTTCATGCGTATTGCTTACGCTATTGAATGTATTACCCGAACGTGAGTAGTAGTAGTTATAAGAACCTACATCAATGGTTACACCTTTAACGACTTCTTTTTTGAAGCCAGCATAAACATCGTTTTCCATCCCAATGCTATCAGTATACAAAGCACTGCTGACACTGCTGTTCCAATTACCAACATAAAATCCACTCTTGTTAGCGTAATCAATCCCGCCCTGTAGAGCTTGTGAATTTGCTGTTTGGCTAATACCGCGGAAGCGATAATCAGATGCAACACCAACATTACCTGATACTTGAGCATAACTTGCTCCGATTGATGATACTACTAACAATGCTGCTAATACGATTTTTTTCATATGAAATATCCTTTGTTAAGAGCCGTAAGTTTAACAGGCTATCTTATATTTAGCTAGCCCTGATTTGCCCAAAATAATAGTATATAAGAAAGCCCACCGAAATTATTAGGCTACTAATGCGTACTTTTTCTCACGCATTGATAAATAATAGAAAGGAGAGATATATGGGTTTCATTTATATTTGGAGAGATAAGGTCCGAAATATGTATTATGTTGGATCACACGAAGGTAGCCCTGATGATGGATATATTTCATCATCACATTGGTTAACAGGTGAAGTACGACATAGACCACAGGATTTCAAAAGACGCATAATCAAAATGATTGATATCGTTGACATGAAGACCGAAGAATATCGTTTACTAAACATGATTAAAGAGCAGGAGTTTGGTAAGAAATATTACAATCTAAAACACGGCAAGCCCAGAGGATCAGCACCATGGAATAAAGGCAAAGTTAATATATACTCTGACGAAACGCTATCTAAAATGTCGGCTGCAAGAGTGGGGAAACCAACAACTAAAGGTAAGTCAAATCCACAGGCTATTATTAATGGAAAAAAAGGAGCAAGTAAGTTGTCATCTACTGTTACCGGCAGAAGAAAGAAAGTATTACCTGACGGATCATGGACTTGGGAATATCCAAACAAATAGGAGCCGAAGCTCCTATTGTGGTTTTTTATTTAATACAGTAAGTCCTACTGCACCTTAACCTCACGCGGCTAAAGAATAAACGCTATCGTTTGCATTTATAGTTTTTGCTTGATTTACAGTCATCGCCTACTGTGTTGCCTCTTTCGCTATCTCACCATGTCGAAACCGGTCAGGCCCATTAGGGAGTATATTATTTTGGCTCCTGCCGTTAGGCTATCAACACACAAGTTCCGCCCTCATCATAATCTATGATTAGTTTGGGCTTCAGATTACATCATAATATACTCTCTGGTGGACCCGGGGGGAATCGAACCCCCGTCCACGATGCCTTCACTACGAAGGATTTATCTCTTTCGAGAACTACAACAATTCTTTATTACAGTGTCTATTATATATTTATATAGCCACAGTGTCAACTATTTTGGCTTGGTCAGAATCTAATATCACGTAACTAGTATGCCCTTTATCTTCATGCCGATTTTTATATGCTATCCCATCATACCCTTTTGATTTTAGAAGTTTGATTAATTGGGCAGCTTTGCTATCGTCACTATTATCACCCATACTTACACTTAGCATTTCATCTTGTGATAATATCTTGGCGCGCTTCAAAGCAAACGCAAATATTGTGGGACAATGCACTCCGGCAAAGTCTTTTATAATAGCCGGATTGTTAATATCTAGTTCTACCTTATAAATTTTACCGTTGATTTTCTTGTAAGCTAATCTATCGTTTGCCGCTTTTAAACTGCCAAAATGGGTTAGAGAACGAAACTTTGCAATGTCATAGTTAGTCCCGTGATAGGCGGTGATTTCTGTTATAAGCATACATGTATTTAGTCAGCCACTGTGTCAATTATTTTGGGTTCAATTGCTAGTTTAGCATAGGATGCGTTTTGGGTAGAAGTAGCAAGTCTATTGCAGTAAAGGTATCTTTTATCGTAGCAGTTTCAATAAGCAGATCATTTATAGTTAGCATCTTACAACAATCATCTATGGTTTTTTCTTCAGAATCTGAAAATATCTTGAATGGGATATATTCTACTAGATCAATAAATGCAAAGATTTCAAAGGGTGAGAATTTAGCACTATACATGTGAGCCGGAGAATACTCAATAATGATAGGTGGTTTTTTAATCTTGAATAATTCACTACATCCGGCTAATGCAGCAGATTCACATCCTTGAATATCCATCTTTATTAAGTCTATCTTTAGGAAATCATCCGAACTAATAACAGTATCAATACGTCGAGCCGGTATAGTTATCCGCTGTTGTTCACTTTTTATATATGATCGTAGATGTGTAGATTCTGCAATACTATGATCCCCAAAATTATCCGGATGTAAATAAAAATCTATTAACTGTTCCTTATCTAACACCGCACATTCAGACAATTCAACATTGGTGAGATTATTAAGCAATATATTTTGTTTAAATATCTCAACATTGTTTGGTTCAGGTTCAAATGAAAATACTTTCCCGCTATTTCCTACAAGTAATGATGCTATGATAGAATGCCACCCAATATTAGAACCAACATCTACAAAATAGCTTCCAGGTTTAAGAAATTCATTAAACAAGAGTAAATCATTACGACTATGATATCCGTTAGTCCTAAGTTGATTAGATAACACTTCATTTGAATGCGTATACATTTTAAAATTACAGCCGGCTGCTGATAACTCAATTGGATCAACCATAATAGTCCTTAATAAAAATGTAGAGTTAGTGCAAGAATAATAACTATTACAATTAGAAAAACCTGAGATCCTGTTAATTTACCTATTGCCTTTAGTATCGAAAAAATCATTGATATTAGCAAGAATAGAGGAAAAAACACTAGTGTAGCTGCAAGTAGGGTAATAATCTCTTTTAGCATAATTTAGGAACACTTACTTGAATATTCTTCATACCATTCATTCATCGTGTCAATGTACAATTTCCTAGTTTTAGCTAAGAGATCCCATCGATTTACTTTTATTGGAAGATCAGATTGATCGATCAATATAACCATAAATTCTTCAGTATATGAATTTAGATTTTGTATTAATATAGGACCTGCTTTCCATAACCCGCCACCAAAGGTAAACAACAGTTTAGCTTCATATTTTTCTTTAAGAACACTTGCAGTAGTTTGATTGACCATACTTACTCCTACAAGTATTTAGAGAATAGTTGACACTATGAGTTATTTTTATATTATGCCGTTACTGTATTAGTACTAACAACCGGGCCGTCTCCCTGAGCATTTGACGCATATATACCAAACTGATAAGTAACACCGCTTGAGAAACCACTAAAGGTTACTGAAGTTGTTGTGAAAGATACTGTTTGCTGCCAACGACCGACGGTACCTCCTAATTTATTATATACAGTGACTGACAATATTGGAGTCCCGCCATTATCCACCGGAAGACCCCAATATATTGAAATAGAACCACCGGGATTCCTAAAGGCAACCGGTTGCGGCTTATTTGGCGGGGCAATAACACCGCTTGGTCTATCATATGTTATCGTCCCTGCATTATTGTTTGTTGTACTTGCACCCTGACTATTCCAAGCTTGAATACCAAACAAATACCTAACTCCTCTAGTTAACCCAGGAAAATAAGCGGTAGTTACTGGTATAGGGTTCATATAGCCATCGTAGCTCGCATTAATCTCCATGACCATATTACCTGGGGTGGTTGTTATTGTCCATTTATCAAGAAATAAACCTCCGGTGTCGATTGGGTTAGTCCAAGTAATACGTGCGGTTAATGCTTGCAGCGGCGCCGCTGAGGCGCCGGGCGCTGTAACAGGTTGAGGTTTCCAAATTGGGGCAATATTATTTGAATACACAGACCACGGACTCTCATCATTTGTTCTAGTTTTAACCCTTACTCTAAATTTATATATTGTGCCATTGGTCAATCCAGGAATAACTATTGTATTCGTCTTTGATGTTACTTGATACGGCGCAGAAATCCCTGGTATAGTCGGCACACCTTCTACAATATATTGATTAATTTTTGGCCCATTATATACCGGTGGTGTTACCGTTACTATTAGCTGTTTAAAGCCAACTTGCGGAACAGCGTCATAAATTCTGATTTGTGTAGCTACTATACCAGTTGGTGCAGTAGGTGGGCCTGGCATTGGTCTAATTAATCCATATACATTAATATTAGCAGGTATAGTGGGGGTAGCAGTTCCCCAATGTATAACGTTTGGTGGGGAGATAATATATTCTCGACCTTCAAATGCATATCCTACCGGGCCGCCTAAACCACCCGCACCTGATGCCAGCCCGCCGTAGCCCGCTATTCCATCGCCGCCAGGCTCATTCACTGCTGGCCACAACAATGATGGCTGCCGGCCACCATAACCACCATTTCCGCCGCCGCCCCAACTAATATGACCTTCTCCGGGAACGCCTACGCCGGCCAACCCATCCATTAAATTTCTACTACCGTTACCGCCGTTACCTCCTGATTGATAACTTCCGTACTGGTTACTAGTATAACCGCCTCGACCCCCCGGGCCGTAAAAAAATCCTCCCCCGCCACCGCCACCAGAGCCATAATCAGCTACTCCGTAATTTGCACCGCCTCCTCCTCCTCCACCGCCACCGGCACCTCCCCACAAAGTTCCTTTTTGTAAATCAAAATAACATGGATAGGTTAGTTCTATTGCGGTGCCGCCCATGCCGCCGGCGCCGCCGGGACTTGCCCACGGTTGACCTTGACTGCCACTACCACCGCCCCCGCCGGCACCACCGCATGCTTGAAAGGTCGCACTAACAAATGAAAGATGAATAATACTATCCTCAGGAAAATCTACCCCCGTTGTAAATGCCGGGACCATAGGATTATTACTAATAAATGATGAACCTTCGGCAAAGTACAGTTCTACATACGGAATATCCCTTTCATTCCAACCAGCATTTTTTATATAGTTGTATACATTAAAGTTAGTCCATTCTTGAGTAGTAACAAATTTATTTACTGTAAAGGTCCCGTCAGTAGGCGGGGGCAAAGGAGGAGGAGGAGGAGGTGCATAAGCAGAGCCACTTACACTAACCGTCCCGTAAGTCGGTGGAGTATACGGATAGCTGCCGGCGCCCCCGTTAGCTTTAGTTAAGAAATATTCGTTAAATCCTCCTCCTACAGTAGCAGGATGTAATATTTCCACCGTTACGGCAGATAGGGGAACAACAAAAGTACCATCCGGTATAGCATCCCACGTAACAATAAGAGTGATTACGGTGCCATTATCCTTATTAGCTACAATTTGGGGACCGTTTGTTCTCCCCTTTACACTAATAGTTGACCCTTGACTGGATGACCAGCCTGCCAGCTCAGTATAAATATCCTCTGCAGGCGTAGTTTTTGTAGCCGATGTTTTTGCTGAAGGAAGAGCATAATACCCCTGATTAGAACTGCTTGCGCCACCACCTGTGTATCGAATAGTAAGTGGACTATAACTATAATCCCCAATTGTTCCACCACTACCGGCAATATACACGCCGTCAATTGCCCTACATAATGCATTCAATGAAAAGTTAACACTTCCGGGAACACCATCAGTTGGGTGAGAGAAGGAAAGTTTTATTAGTCCGCCTTGATTAAAAAACCATCTAGCTTTATCTCCGCTAGCAAAATTAATAGTAATAGTAAACTTACATGCGGTTATGTATGCGCCGCTATACGGAAATCTATAAGAGTCAGTTTTTGCCGGCGATGCTCCGGTAATTGGACGAATTGCATTATTTCTATTATTGAATAATGTGGTTATGTTACCGACTACAGTATCGGAGTCGTTATATTTTATTAATGAGAATCTATTTACCGGATTAGGGACAAGCGAAGTTGCCGGTGAAGGATTGTCAGGTGTTCCGGAAAGCAAACTTATTGATCCTTGATGCATCGCTGCATAAAATATAGTTCGTTGAAGAGCAAACCACTCTACCGCAGTTATGGGTGCGCCAGTTGCTACTTTAATATCTTTTCCGGATCCGTTACCTAAGGGAGAATATAAACCGGGCATACCGTACCCTGCATCACCTTGTCCTACACCCCAAAATGACATGAATGTTTTAAATGCCGGAAATACCCACGGAGAAGAAGGATCATCCCCGATAACTTCCTTATTTAAACTATCTTTCTCTATTAACCCGTCGCTTGAATATGTCATATTCGTTCTCTATACCGTTGAACCTAAAATAGTACCTTGGAGATTAAATGTTACATTGGATACACCTACAATAGCAGATCCGGCTGCAGTACCTCCGTTGCCGGCAGCGTTACGCCAACCGTCACTTCCGCCAGCGCCATTTTCGCCGGGAAATCCTATACTACCGCCGCTACCGCCCGCACCTGCACCTCTACCACCAAGACCCCCAGAGCCGGGTGTAGATATAGACGCGTCATTTCCGGTGACCCCTGAAACAGCATAACCGTATGATGCTCTGCCGCCAGCGCCGCCGAGACCAAAAGGTGCGCCACCTCCGCCGCCACCTCCACCACCGGTCCCATTAAAATAATAAGCAGAACCTCCACCTCCACCTCCACCTCCTCCCCCGCCTCCAATTAACCCATTATTAACTATAGTGGTGCTATATTGAACTCTTAGGGCGGCACCGCCATCGGTGCCAACTGCTCCGGAATTAACATACGGGGTTGATTGATAGGCCGCGCCACCGGTTCCGCCGCTGCCACCGTGACCTGCGATTGTACCGTTATTAATTATCGTAAGCAAAGAAGTATCAGGAAATGAAGATCCTGTTTCAAACGCATATGTACTAGTACTTGAGGCAGATACTATTACTCCGGAATTAACAGTGATCTTAGCAATTAATGGTAATACTTGATCCCACCCATTAGCAATTGCCGCAGATAGTAAATTAAAATCAGTAGTATTTTCTGATATAGTATAGTTAAAATTATATACTGTAGGCCAAATTGCGCCGCCATCAATAACTGATGTACCGGACACAACTGGGGCGCCCCAAACATTAGATAAACCGTATATAGTTGAAGGGGGTGTTACAGTTAAAGTAACTGCTGTTCCAGTTGACACTTTTAAGCCATTTGGTACTTGATCTACGTTTACTTTAATTGTAACAATTGATCCGTTATCATTGTTTGAACCTTGTGTGCCATTAGTTGAAGCATATACTGTTACGCCGGAGTCTAGATAACTAGCATAGATTGGTGCACCGGGTGCAATTGCTGCTTTTTGATATATTAGCGTAGTATCTGATGTGGTTAACCCGTAATATCCACCGGTACTTGTTGTACTTACTGGTACGCTACTTCCGCCTACTTTGGTAAATCCGGTATAGCCTGTTCCTGCAATTGTTGCAGTCTCACTTGACGGGGAACTTATGATACATGTTCCCATCGCTGTCATTAATCTGTTTATTAGAGCATCAATTCCTAAACCGTTTGGATGAGAGAATGTTAACGATAATTGGCCACCTGCATTGAAGAAATATCTAGCGGCATCACCACTAGCAAATACTACACTGATAGTAAAATCAACCTTATCATACCAATTTTTGTCGCAAGTAATTGTAGTAGATACGGAAGGTCCCTGTGCAGCAGCATTTAATTTGGTAGAATATATAGTTGAAATATTGGTTGCAGTAGCACTTTTGTATTGCACTACGTCTAAGTTAGACCTAGGCGGGGGATTAGCGGTTATTGCCGTATTTTGATGGTTGGCTGCTACATTAGTTACATATATCAGACTAGCCCATTCAGATGCTTTAACTCGTCTACCTACGGCTACACCTAATAACGGTACTTGACCGTAACCACTTTTTCCATTTCCTACTCCCCAAACAGAGTGAATAAGTCCTTGTGTAGAGGCATTTACTGGGCCTAATAAAATATCATTATAGTGAGTTGCTTGTATTTTTCCGTATTGTGCGTATGCCATAGTACACCTTTATTCTACATATATTTATAATTATTTGATGATACTATTTCATTGGACCTACAATTGTGCCGCTATTACCAAATGAAATATTAGATATACCGTCAATTGCATAGCCGGCGGCGCCACCACCTCCTCCTAAACTAGGATTTTGACTAAATTGGCCACCCTGGCCCGGTTTTCCAAGATCACCTCCCCAACCAGCATAAGTACCAGGGGAGCCGGGCCAAAATATTTTTGTTTCCGGTGGAGTTGGATCACGATTAATATATCCAGCACTACCGTCGTATAGATTATAAAAACTTCGAGGGAACCCGCCACCAATTCCACCGTAGTAGCCGGCGCCACCTCCACCACCACCAAAAATATGGGCACTAGTAAAGGATCCGGTGCCTCCACCGCCACCTCCTCCGGCAATTAATCCATTATTAATTACAGTGGTGCGGAATTGAGCGAGTAAAGCAGAGCCTCCCGGCCCTCCAGTCCTATCACTAAAATCTGACGGGATACCTGTTCTGTTAAATCCATAGCTGCCGCCGGCGCCGCCGTGTCCCACAATATAACCGTTATTAATTATAGTTAATGCGGACTCAACCGTAAACCATCCAGTGCTAGATGGAAAATCGGCTCCGGTATCAAAGGCATATCTATCAGAGGTTGTAGCACCTACTATTACTCCGCTATTAATTGTTACTGTTGCAATAATAGGAACTACTTTATTCCATCCGGCAGCTATTGCAGCTTCTTTTAAGTTATAATTAGTTGTATCTGAAGATATAATATCGTTAAATTCAAACCAAGGTGCAGGATATATTGTACCACCTGCTGAAAATGGTTTAGGTATAGTGTCAGCATATGTTATTCCGGTTACGGTTGGAATTCCCCAAGTCTGGGATAAACCGTGACTAGTTGTCGGTGGTCTAACCGTTAATGCAACTGCGGTGCCGGCGCTAGCATATGTTTTACTAGGAACTTCTTCCCAGCAAATACTTAGATATATTGTATTGCCATTATCTTGATTGCCAGATTGTGTTCCGTTTGTATATGCACATAGACTTATTCTACTTTGCTGAAAATAATCTGCGCTATCACTTAAATTTTGCTGGATGCACAAAGATCGCTGGCGTTTGATATTATTATCAACCGTAGATAGATCATTAGTCGTAGGCAACCCGTAATACCCTCTAGAGGTATTTATTAATATAGGAGATACTATACCGCCCGACTTTTTAAATCCAGTATAATTTGTTCCAGCAATTCTAATAGTTTCCGTTATAGCTGAACTAAATATGCAGGTACCCATAAGTGTACCTAATGTATATAACTGTGCATCAATCCCTGATCCAGTTGGGTGCGAAAATGTTAATGCTAATTGACCACCGGTATTAAAGAAGTATCTTGCCTGATCGGCTGTATCAAATTTAATTTCAAATTCGAAGGTACAATGATCTATAAAGGTTGAGGAACTAGTTACTGTGGTTGTTATGTGCGTACCTTGTGAGGCCGCATTTAATCTATTTCTATATATGGTAGCAAGATTTGTAGGTATAGAATCTAAATATTTTATAAGAGCCCTAATATCATTGCTTGATGCGGTGTCGGACCCGCTAGTAGGTGGTGTAATAGCGATTATCGAAGAATTCTGATGAGATGCTATAGTAGCTATTTGATCGATAAGAGTAATCCACTCTGTAATTTCGACTGAGTTACCAACAACCACGTTCGTTAGCCCGGGTTGTCCATATCCTGCTGTGCTATTTCCTACTCCCAATACAGAATACAACAAACCGGATATTTTGGCATTAGGTGGGCCCAACAAAGCATCATTGTAGTCAATTGCTTCTATTTTTCCTTTTCTTGCATATGCCATAGTACACCTTTATTCTACTTATATTTATAATTATTTGATGCTACTACGCTGTTGGGCCAAGAATTGTACCGGAAGCGTTGATTATAGTATTGTTTATACCATATATAGAATAGCCGGTGCTGCCTCCAGTACCACCACCGCCGGCCCAAGTACCAGACCCACCTCCACCGTCTGCGCCTATCGCACCTAATACACCGCCAGTACCGCCAGTACCGCCTTGTCCACGAGCTGATAGACCCGGACCACCATTCCCGGGCGCGTCACGGCTCCCGGCGTCTCCGGGTGTCGCGCTAAAGCTACCAAATTGACTACCACCGCCACCGGCCGGACCTGCGGCTCCAAATGGTTGACCTCCGCCGCCCCCGCCGGCGGCACCGTAGACTGGGGCAGCGCCGCGAGAAGCTCCACCCCCTCCACCGCCTCCACCTCCACCTCCTCCTGCAATTGTGCCATTATTAATTATAGTAGTGCGGAATTGAACCTGTAACGCGGGGCCACCGTCATTTCCCGGGCTACCGGGGCCGGCCCATGGCTGTGATTGAGCGGCAAATCCACCGCGGCCTCCTTGGCCGCCGCATCCAACAATATAACCGTTATTGATTATAGTTAACTCAGACGCAACAATAAACCACCCGGTACTAGTACTTGGGAAATCGGCTCCAGTATCAAATGCATATCTATCTGTAGTTGTAGCATATACATACACTCCGCTATTGATTGTTACTGTAGCATGAAGCGGTACTATTTGATTCCAGCCAGCAGCAATTGCTGCTTGTTTTAAGTTGTAATTTGATGTATCTTCTGATATAATAGGATTAAAGTCAAACCAAGGTGGAGAATAAAGAGTGCCGCCGGCAGAGAATGGTCTAGGTACGGTATCAGCATATGTTGTTCCGGTTACCGTCGGGATTCCCCACGTTTGTGTAATACCTGCTGTTGTCTTTGGAGGGGTAACTGTTAGATTTACTATTGTACCGGCACTAGCATATGCGTTACTAGGTACTTCTTCCCAACAGATACTTAGATATATTATGGTGCCGTTATCTTGATTACCAGATTGTGTTCCATTCGTATATGCACAAACACTTATTCGACTTTGTTGAAAATAATCGTTAGGTGCACCTACATTTTGCTGTAATACTAGCGTTTGTTGACGTTTTGTAGCAGCATCAGTTGATAATTGACCATAAAACGGCAATGCATTATAACCTTTAGTAGTATCTATAAAAATAGGGGCTTGTTGTCCGGCGGCTCTAGATTGGGTAAACCCCGTATAATTAGTGCCTGCGATTTTAACAGTTTCCGTTGTAGCTGAGCTAAATATGCAGTTACCCATAAGGTCACCCAAACTGCTAAATTGTGCGTTTATTCCACCGCTAGCGGGGTGAGAAAAAGTTAGTGAGAATTGGCCGCCGGCATTAAAAAAATATCTTGCTTGATCTGCGGTGTTAAATTTAATTTGAAAATCGAATGCACAATAATCTATAAATGTTGATACACTCGTTTTTGTTGTGGTGGAAGGTGTATCTTGCTCGGCTGCATTTAATCGGTTCTGATATAATTTTGTAAGATTATCAACTATCGTACCAGTATATTTAATAAGTGCGCCGGCGTCGTTTGTCGAAGAAGTATTTGACCCACTTGTAGGTACCGGCACAGTAGTAATTGTAGTACCTTGATGGGTGGCAATATTAGCGGCTGCGCTAATCAATGCGACCCATTCAGGAGTTTCGATTGGATCACCTACTGTAACGAAGGGCAAAGATGCTTGTCCGTACCCTGACTTGCCGGCACCTATACCTAAAACAGTATGTAATCTACCGCCGGTATTAGTAATAGCAGGACCAAGTAAAGTTAAGTTATAGTCATCAGCCTGTACTTTAGTGTACCGTGCGTAGGTCATCTATGGTATAACCTATCGGATAGTAACTATAGCTTCGATTGTTCCTATAGCATCATCAAATTTTTCTGTTAGTGATCTTCCGATTGTATTGAATGAATTTGGTTCACCTTGCTTTGCAGCACGTGCCATTCCATTACCTGCACTTACCAATCGATCACCTTTAGAAATTTTACCTAATACTTTTACTGGAACCCTACCGCTAATAGCTACTGCAGGGTGAGTTTTATCTGAGCCGGCACGTGAATTCATCAAGTAACCTGCACTCATACTGATTACACCAAATACTTTATCACTTAGTTCTTCTTTTACAGCAGTGATTTCCTCAACACCACCCAACTCAACAACAGTACCGCACTCATATGTTGTATCACTAGCAAATCTCTCAGCTAAGTCAGCATATGTCGCTTCAATACGAGCACCGGTATCTAATGTCCATACTCCGGAGATTACACCGCCACCCGCAATATGTGTAGTTGTGACACTATTTGGGTAAATGTCGCCACCGAATCTATAACCAGAACCAACATTAGCACCGGTCATATAATCAAACACGTTACCATTTGTATATGTACCTGTTGGGTTAAACGGTGCACCATTTGAATACATATATGTATCGCACTTAACACCGTTAACGCTACCTTCAGCAAATGCGATATTACCAGTTAGAACAGAGAATGCATTGCCGGATGAGTTACCAACTGCGGTCCACGATCCGGTTATTGTACCTGCAGTAGTTGCAGATCCAGTTGTTATAGTTGCAGTTCTAGTTGATGTAATATTAGCACTTGAAATGTTTGCGCTAAGTGAGGTTAACGTACTAGTAACATTAGCTAGTCGTACTGTTATGGTATCTGCGTAGATATCATGTGCGAATGATGCATTGTTAGCTGTAATGTTTCCAGTAGCTACTATGTTTGCAAATGTAGATGTACCGCCCATCGTAGTTGATGTGATTGTTAGCCAAGCATTTGCATTTGTTGTACCATCTTCAGGACAAATATTCATAACTTGTAATGCTGTGTTATACCATAATTGCCCGCGAATTGGGTTAGATGGAGGGCTAGAATTTGCAAAATTTTCTACCATTCTAACAAAATTGGTATCTTGTGCTTGTCCAAACCCTGCAAAATTACGTCCAGGTAAAGATAATGAAGTACTTCCAGTATTCATTGTTCCGTCCTGAATTGTTGTTAGGACTGTGCCGTCGCTTCTAATGATTGTGTATGCCATTTAAATAAACTCCGCTTATTTTAACTATTTATCTTATATTGTTACTAGATTCGTCAAACTCTGAATTCGGACTGTATAATTAATCTGTATTTGACGATTCAAACTCTTTTGTACAGGGTGAAATATCACGTGAGTTAGCAATCTAGTTAACTCTCTTCCGGTGTTATCTGTCCCGTAATCTGCCATTAGACCCAATTCATCAAACGTGTAAGGGCTTTCGGTTTGGGTACCATTATCGAAAGCAGTTTGCCCAGGAGGTTCACCGTAATCTAATACACATTGAACGACAATATCAGTATAAACCTTTCCAGCAGTATGACTAATTAGCATTTTATTTCTAGCCGGGTTCGTATTTAAAACACTTGTATCGTCAATGATTACTGCATACGTTTCATTATAAAGCGCCGCATTTTGACCTACAGTATTAGTCGGTAAATAAGTGATAATTCCGGTTTCATCTACACTTGCCCCGCCGTTACCAAAAGCCATTTTATATATAGCTCCGGTCCCTCTATTGCTTAGCGTATAAGCCATAGCCTCGCTAATATTCTCATAATGGATCGCATTAGATTTATCCACTAAAACTTCATTAGTATTTAGGTCAAAAATCTTTACAAACCCATCTACTTTAATTTGACAATTTGACATTACTCATCACCTCTAGTTTCTAGTAAGACTTCCTGTGTTTCTGGATCAAATATCTTCACAAATGAACTAAAATAGAAACCGCTATTCTCATTGGGGATAGCACCAGGACTAGCCTCTTCTACTTTATTATTAATTGTATCATCCGTATTCATAATAGTGTATTTATCTCTTATATAGACCCGTATTTTAAGAAGTTTGCAGCGTCGGTATTACTCAATTGAAGCGGATCCCCGGTTTCTACTGAATACGTTGTGCTATTCCATGTCTTATTATAATAGAGGGTAGACAATTCATTAGTAGGCACTAAACTGTTAACAACCGCATACGTTGTGTGTATTGTAACTTCTCCGGTACCCTGTACTCCTCGAATTAGTTGGCTAACAGTGTTATTTTGGTAATCGACTACTTTAAAGCTAATACGCTCACTATCTATTAATACGACATTACCCAAACGTAGAGTAATCTGCACCTCATCCCCGTCATTTACTTGCTTACTAAATGATATTGTTGGGATCGCATTTATATTTGTTAACGCATAAGAATCCTTATCTAAGGTTGTCAGAGAAGTTACATTATATACCACAACTTCTTTAACCGTCTCTATTACGCATTGTACTCTAACCTGCAATAGATCATTGAGAGTAGTAACAATACCCGGAATATGTAATTCACTTATAAGTGTAGAAACATCTCTCACATGTATTATATCATCCGTGCTTAAGAGGTCTGCGGTTAACCAAGTTGCTGTTCCGCTATTTGCTCGGTAAACATTACTAGTCCCGTTCTTATCTACATTCATTGTATATACTATCTCGTTTGGAGTAGCAGTGGGCACCATACTAGTAACTTGTACTATATCATCCGGAGCAATCGTAGTTAATATATTTAGATTATTGCCTACGTAGAATCTAGCTTGTTCAGGATTGACTCTAAGCCCGTTAACCGTAATAAACAATCTAGTTGCATCAGTCATTGCATATCCCTGTGATATTGTAAAGACTTGCGAGGATAACCAAACATATCCGCCGGGACTAGAATAATTTGAAATCAGATTGGGATCTACACCCAAAGTTAAAGCAAGATCAGTGTACAATCTATATGTGAAATAATCAACACCTTCTTCAGCATAGATATCAGAGACTTTGATATAATAAGAGTTACCGTTAAGTTGCTTACTACCGCGTACTCCATCTATAATAACTTGATCGCCATCAACAAAACCTGGATCATAACTAGCTATAATTATTGACACCGGTCTAGTAGAGTTATCTACATAATAGATTGGATTAACTCGTAATATATCAGTAGTATCGGTAATTAGTGATTGCTGCGAAGTATCGTTATATGTTGTTACTGCAAGTATATCACCGTCATTGGGTATGACTGCTAAAGTTAATATCCCGCTATCTAGTGTGTAATCGTGAAATACCGGATCAACTCCATAGCGTAATCTAACTCCATTCAATTCTACTATTGAATTCTCTATATTAGCATCACCTGAAAAATTATCTAAAGTAAAGGTATCGGTTAATCCGTCGCCAGTAAACAATTGCACTTCTGGAATACTATATCCATATTGTGTTTCACCTGTTGGACCAAACACAGTAAATGTTATATATGTACTATCCGGATCATATGTAGTATCAAATATTATCTTTGTTAGTCCGATTGAATCTGTTGTTATAATATAATCAACCGGATATACCAACTTTACTCCATTACAATAACAGACAGGATTAGAATATACTATGGAATTATATTTGTATCCTAATCGTAATTCACTAAATCCAGTTACTGCATCAATTCGTAACGGCAAATTGTCAGTATTATCTTTGAATAGTTGATTACTGCCGCCCACCTCATATGCTTCAATGAGTAATGATTCATCATCATCTAATGAAGTATCGATTGTTATTTCTTTAGTAATCCAATTTACCGAATAGGTGTAGGGGATGTTAGTAGTAAGTGTATCTTCGTAAATTCTAATTCCAATATTAGTATTATCATTGATCACATATACTGCAATTGCAGCAGGGATATCCACTAAATTTGCAAAGCTAGCTACGTTAACGGTTAATGCTAACTTAGTTCGGGTGGATCTCATCATAAATCCAGTATGACCATATACTTCAAAATCCCAATTTGCACTTGGTCGAGTTCGTACATACATATTTAGATTGTCAGATATAACACCAGACACTAATTCTTCTGGACCATAACCAGACATAAATGTAGAACCCTGTATGTTGTATAATGTATCTGCTACACCAATTGACAATGTGGTCCATTCAACCGCATCACTACTTGTTAATATAACTGAGTTAGAACCAACCACTACAAATCGAGTTCCATCATATATAATTGCTGTCAGGTCCGAAGAAACGCCACTAGTTTGTTCAACCCACGTTGTTCCATCAGTAGATGTTAATATTGTACCATCATTCCCTACGGTGACATATTGTTCCTGAGCATAGATCACATCTAGTAAATCTACTACGGCGCCGGTATCAACTGGTGTCCAATTGCTACCATTTACACTAGTACAAGCTTTCCCCGAATTACCAACTGCTACTATAAGACTACTAGAAGAGGCTATACCATATAATGCGGTTCCAATAATTGCAGGGTAAACACGATTCCAACTAACACCGTCAACACTAACCATAACCAACGGTGATACTGAAGAAGAAAATACTAAATGTGCCGCAGTATATGCTAGGTCTTGACTTGCCCCTACTGCAATAAATCCAGTAAAGCTACCGGGAAGATTTGTATATATAACACTCTTAAGCAATCTAGTAAACGGAGTATTGAAAGTATATACAGTATTCCAAACCATACCATCAGCACTAGATACTATCACTTTGTCACCTACAGCAACATATCGACCATCGGACGCTGCGGTAGAGTAAAGAGAACACTTATCAATTACCATAGATAGGTTATCATAAGCATATTCATCATATGATTTATTACTAAATCCTGATCTACCACTTACTGATACCCAATCTGTGCCGTCGGTGCTAATATATGTCGGAGAATCACTAGTAGTTGAACTAGCAATAAAATAAGAACCGCTATACGAAATATCAGTAACATTTACTGCATTTTCTGACATTTTATTAGATTCCCAATTTACGCCATCATCACTAATTAAATAATATGCATGTTGATCACTATTCCCGATAGCAACATATCTAGAGATTCCGTTAAATGCGATAGCAACAAGTTGTATATCATTAGGATAGAATGTCTGATCGCGCAATTCAATATCTATATCATACGCATCTTCAGGGGAAAACGCATTACCTCTGTAAGTATTTTCCTGATAAGTAATACCCTTAACTAATGTGTTTAAGTTTCTACCTGGCATATTACTAGTTGGCTGGTAGTATGCAACTATTCTATCTAGTGCGTTAAGACCTGTTTTCATTTAATTTCTTCCCATTTTGCATAATCAAAGACCGCATCACTATTGTTAATTATACATCTATATATTTTATTATTGTATGTCACATATGACGAATAACTGTATCCAGACCCACCGACAGATTGACTTACACTTACAATAAGGGCTATATCGCCAATAGTATAGTCAAATAAACCATATGAGATCGGTATCTTTAAGTCTCTATCTCTATATATTTGTACCAATTCTGTTGATGTAGCTTTAACATAATACACCGCAAATGACCCAACTGTAACCCCCGAAATTGATGCACTTGTAATTGCCCCTAACTCAGATACACTATTTACCCGTATCGTAGCATCATTTGCAGGTGATGTACCACCTAACAATGTTCCCGGTAAAGTTATAAGATCATTTACACTATATATAGCACCTGCATCAACAATTGCGATAGAATATTGATTCAATACTGCAACCGGCGTAAATTTAGGACGATATATGTTGATGATCGCACCACCTGATCCTGTATCATCATACACGTACGGAGGTAATGATTTATAGAAATACATCTGAAGACCATTAACTTGCCCTGTAGTCATCATTGAGGTTGAATAGTCAAATTCAACTAATGCATGTCCACTTTGATTTACTACGTTAACTATTGGGAATATTGCACCCTGTGAACTTGTTCTACGTACAAAGCCGGGTGTACCTGAAGCACTTACCTCTAGGATTTGCCCTGAAGTCCCTACACTAGTAACAACCAATATACAATCGCTATCCGGGGTTGTCCAAGTAAGATCCATAGATGTTGCTAATATCGTAATGGTATCACTTTCTGCATATCCTAATCCAGGATCACTGATTATAATTGATGCTAAGTAAAACGCACCGGTCTCTACGTTAGTTATTGCAAATACTGCGCCAGATCCGCCACCATCAGTTACCCCAGTTTGGTCTAAAAATATAGTAGATTGATATAACGATATCGAACTACTTGCAGAGGTATCTAAATTAGACCCGCCTGAATAGAATGCCCCAGGTTCCCATGGCTTAACTAGAGGACGATAACTTGTTCTATCAAAAGTTAAGATAGGTTTTATTGCTCTTACTACTTCACTATCCATTACCGGAATAGCTTTGGGTGTAAGATGTAATTGTGAAATTCCGGTAATAACCGATTCGATTATGTTAATCTTATGTACATTATCCTGTGCATTTCTATTTGTAGCATATAAAGCAATAACACTAGAGTTAGTATCAGAACTTATTACTCTAACATAATAGTGAGCATCTTTTACTAACCCTAACATCGTTGTTCCGGTCGTTGAATATTTTACGCAATCACCGGTAATAAGATCAGTTGAGCTAATAGTAATAGTATTATCAATAAAGTTTATATCGCTAATAAGGAATGTTACAGATAAGCTAGGTTGAATAACTATTGCCGGAGTTACTTGATAGCCGGAACCCGCGTCTAATACTTCAATACCGATCACTTTGTCTAACGCCATTACTGCTCTAAATTTGGCTTCCCTTGACGGCGCTGGATAAATCGAAGTATCTACATAAGCAGTTATTAGAGGTGGCGCAACATATCCTCTACTGGTTGTCATGACTAATACTGGGTCTAAATCCATAAACATATCAGAATTATACTGATGAGAAGATATGACTGTTCCATCAACCCCTCTAGTTATACCGTATAGAGTATTAGTTTCGCGTTCGACTCTAGTATATGCAATAAGTTCTGCATCAATTAATACCACACCTTGTATAGGGAAACCATACGCATTATCTACGACGAACGGAGTTGGTAATAATGATAATTCTTGTCGTAAGCTAGCAATATTACAATTTAGTTCTCCGGTAAAAGTTAATCCTAAATTATTAAACCAAGATGAATATGAATTGTTTTGCCAAATTGTAGAATCTTGTGGATATTGATTCTCTGAACGTAATGGGCCAGTTGTAAGTTCCGGTGTAATAAACTTTTCATATTGACTATTATATTGAGCAGGTAAATCAAAGTCTGATACATCGCCGGAATATGAATCTATGCCATTGTATCTTAGATTAAACTCTCTAATAACAACGTGATAAGGTTTCACCTCAGTAATATATCCCTCTAACAGATCAATATTATCTCTTTGATACTTTGCATACGGCAATAAATCACGTACTGTATAACCAACATCAATAAAGCTGGTCTTGTTTAACCACGGCAAGTAGTTTTGAGCATCAATACTTTCACTTTGAATGTATTCCAACATTAGGATCAAGCTCTTATTCCTATGTATCAACATATCATTAGTATAAATTTCTTCATTCAATGCACGTAATACATATTTGGTTTCTTCAGATGGGAATGAGTCATAGGTTACTGTATCGAAAAAGCTTTCACCAAATCCAATTTTGTTTTTTACATAGTCATATAGTAGATCGTTGAATGATATAGTACCATCCGCTAAACCAATCCGTTCCCAACTACTATTGGTACATAGATAAATTTCTCTCTTACCGTCTCCGTTAGCAGTAACCCCAACTATTAAGCCTTCTTTAATAGTTAGTGTGGCAAGATCGGCATACTTTGGTACATCAAATGCAGCTTTAGTTTTACTACTGTACCCGGTTTTCCACCAATATGTATATTGCCACGCAGTCGTAGTATCAAAGAATGGTAACCCTGTACTAGGATTAATAGATCCTTTAATTGTCAAGAATGAAGGGCTGATCGATTCGGCTATAGGAATCTCTTGCATTACACTATTAGCATATTCAATATAATTTTTCAATGCGGTTAGACGATATGAGAATAAGCTCTGTATTGGTCTTACCGAAATGCCTCTTCTCATTAGTTTTGGTAGATATAAATTAGGAACTACATTCCCTAATGAATCTAGCCCAGAAGAACTATCTAAAAATCTTTCATATAATCCGATGGGAGTAGAATACTTGTCCTGAACTCCGGGAATACCTGGAAGAAAGTCTGACTCAACACCGTCACGTATTAATTGATATTCGCTATGAGTAGGATCATCATTATCACCTGTGCTAAAGCCAATATGAATACTAGTGTTAGTATTGTTAATACTGTCTTTGGTATTATATAATCCAAATACATTTACTTTGAGCGGAGCAAAGAACGATATACCTGAACTGATTGGATCAGTGATATATCTCTCTAGTATTGAATCTGGTAATGTTTTACCTAATTTGGTACTTATCATATTACTATTTTTTACCCAAAAGTAATATTTGGCTATCAATGCTCCAGTCGTATCCAATCCGTATTCAACTGCATATTTTGTAAGATCGTATGGAGTTCCTTCACCGACATAGAATGCAGGAGTTGTTGTACTCTCTACCCAAGTATATACTGCTATATAACTACCTGGGAAAGGTTTTCCCCAATACTTACTATTATAAACGATATCGTCCTGATGATAATTTACAAAACGTAATCTACTCGTATCTAACCACATCTTACCAACATGAGGTGATCCCCAACATATATTAGTGTTAGCTGTAGTATTTGCGTATCCGGCAGGATCATATGATGAAATATAATCTAAATTATCTCTCACTGAGCCTAATAATTTACCTTGAATTGGATCAATAAAATCTAGGTTAGTTATCGTTATATTAGTTCTATTATCATATAACTGTATATTCTCTAGTTTCTCTATATTGACCACCGGGGTTGATTTTCTGAATGGTGCCCAGTTTGCCATAAATTGAGAGTTCTTATAAACTACTACCCCGCCATTATCTGTGCCGGGCAAGAAATCAGGAATACCAATAACTACTTGATAGTTATTAAATGTAATTACTGATCCAAAATTTGGCTGTGAGCCAAAGTCAGCTCGGCAATCAGTTATGTTTTGTGAGAATACATATGCACCAATATCATTTATTGACTCATTATGTTTTGGCAAATAGTCATACATATATACTGCACCTGCATTCTTATACTCATCAATAAACTGTGTGAAATCGTTATCGAACATTAATGTATGATCCGGGTTTAAAGGATCAAGTGGGTCAAACGTAGTTTTCATTCGGCGAATAGCAGTAGGGGCACTAATAACGAAACTATTAAATTCGTTGAACTTAACCTTATATCCAAATTGACTTCTCATCTCCGAATGAATATCTTTGATTGTTTGCGTTTTAACGTAAGGGGTAATCCCTAATCTACGAATGATACTAGGATCTGTTGCACTTATTACCAGCTTGTCGTTAACTGTACCTAATACTTGTTTACGTAAGGATATAATTAGTTTACCGTTATTATCAGTAGCTGTAATATTATTAATACTTGCTGTGTTGATCTGCTCTGCAATGGTTGAGGCATCTCCTGATATAGTAACTGGGAAACCGTTTAATAGTATTGTATACGGTGCACCTAACGTAATCTCTGCATTACCATGTAGTATACCAAATGACATACCTTCATTTGTATATCTTACTACCATTCCTTCACGATGTGCCTCATCTGTATAATGAGGGGCACTAACAATTACTTCGCTTCCGTATACATTACAATCCAACGATGTGCCAAAGTGCGAATCACTCTTCATATCTGATAGAGAATCATAATAGTTAAGTACTTGCGTATTTACGAAATAATCTCCGGATATTGATATAATATCACCAGCAAGTGTTGGTTTAATTAATGTCATAACCAGATTATATATACCAGAATCTACCTGTGTTTCAGTAGCCGTTATAGTAAAATCAGTAGTCTCTAATAAACGAACCCCATCCATATGTACCATTGGTGCGGTCGGGGATGCATTATCACTAGTCCAAATCAATCTATAATCAATTGGTACATATCTAAAGCTGTTATAAATCTGTTCAATATTATGTATTAATCTGTCAAATACATAAGTATATCCAACATTAGTTACTTGTGAACTATATTTTTGATTTGGAACTCCTACAAATATCTTACTACCATCATAGTTAGTAGTCAAACTATATAAGAGATTTACCCCGCTATCTATTTCTGATACAGTAACTATATTCTTGCACGGGACATAGTTAGTTACTGCATAATAAATTGTTGTACCAAATGCCTGTTCCGTATCTATTGTTTGTTCTAATGATATTACTGACATCCCAATATCAGGATCGTATTTTGTAGTAACAATACTGTAAATTGTAGTAGAAGTACCTAAACTTATTGTTCTTCCGTTTCCAAAGGCATCACCAACCGGGCCAGTAATGAATAGCTGATTATCACCCTTTTCTACAGTTTCCGAAGTAGTATATCCAGTACTGGTATATGTTATTCTATCAGCCAATCTAAATGCAGAAATATTAGTATTACCTATACCTGCTGCATAAATCCAATTTTTATCACCGGATACTACAATACGATCACCAATACGAGCCCCGCTAGTTAACTCTTGAACCAATACTAATTCTGTAATAAGGCGAGTACTTACTACTTTATAAACGTAGATAGTAGATTGATCAGGGATACTACTTGGCTTAGTAATTAAGACTAGATTATTAACTGCAACCATTGCAGTACCGTAATTAATGCCGTTATCCAAAATGCCATACAATACATAAATTTTAAGTGTTTCATTGTATAGGTAATGGTATACTTTACCTGCGTCAGGATCACTTATTAAGAATCCAAACTCAGGTATATAAAGAACTGCTGCACCAAATCTGATAGTATCAATTGGTTTATCCATTGCACTAATAAAATCATACTCGTAACGCTGTTCTTTTTGATAGACTGCCCAATCCCCGTCTTTATCAATATCTGCCCATATTTTCTCACTGCTAAATTCATTAGCTAATGTTGGCAAGTTTGATACATCTGCTGGGCTTGTTACTCTACGTGGAATAAACTTAACAGCAATGCCTGAACCGGTAACCGTTAATCTCGTAGTATTAATTACCTTTTCTACAGTCACTGTGGTAGAATTAACAACGTTATGTACTGTATAGTACCCGTCAATATCTGTACTAAAGTTAATGATTGCAAAAATATCAGCATAAGTTGGAGTACAAATCAAACCATGAGGTCTATTGAATTGTATGGTAATATAACCATTTAGAGTATTAGAGCAAGACACCGCCATAACACTCTCATTAGTCTCTGCACCTAACAATACCGGAGAATAAACTCCCCATGTTCCCTTATGATTTGCTAACCATACATATTGATGTTGGAATATCTCATTCACATTGTATTTGGCATTTGGTAATCCACTATAGTTGTAGGCATATGCTCTAATATCGTTAAAGTTAACATAGCCTGCATCAGGTAGATTATAATCTTTTATACCATCGACAGTAGGAAATAACATTACAGTATTACCTATTTGGCCGTAATTTGTTAAGTTAGTTAGAGGAACTTCCTGTTCAACCCCAACTTCACCTTGATCTATTGTTAATCCAACAATACTTGGATTGCCGGATAAAGAAGCTTCATTCAATACGAATTCAACAAAGTTCTTATTAGTCACGCCACCAAACTCACTACTCTTTATAGCCCAATTCTCATAGATATCGTAATCAAGTTGACCACTAGGAACAGCAATACCCTTAAGGTTATTTGCTACATTAGTTGTTCCCATATTTTTAACCATATTTTGAAATACATTAACCTGAGTAGTATCATCTAGGTTAGCTGTAGCCAAATAGTCTCGTGGTCTATATCCTATTAATGAGAAGCCTAATAGATTTGCATCACTTTCAAGGTTAGTAGTATGTGTATCGTAATATAAGGTACTTTCAAATGCTCTAGCAGTTGGGTTAGGTAATAATCCCTTTTGTATTGTTCCGTAATCAGTTTTTACCCAATCTTCATTACTATTAAATACACTTCCGGGCTGTGCGACACGTATACTAGTCCAATAACTATTCTTGTATTTTACTATTACACCCTTTGTATATTTTACGTTTGGTTCCCATTCTGTTACGTTATCTTGATTTAATATGAAACCCTGAGCATCTAAGAAACCATTCCAATCTGCGGTTTTTGTACCTTTAACTAATATACGTTGTTGACGTAAGCCAGTAATTAAGTTATAGATCATGTCATTAAACACGGTTCTATTATCAAATACCACAACATGTTCTAAATTACTAATGTTACCGGTAAAGTAGCTAAATGTATCAGTGTTTACTTTTGTACTAATAGAAAACGCAGTACCGTCTCTTTCAATTAGCATATCTTTTGTTTGTATTGGCATCAAGTTTTGATTCAATACAAAGTTTTGATTATGTAATGTTAGTGGCTGTACTACATAGCTATCTTTGTTGATCTTTAATGTTGTTGCATTTGGATTAACGTTAATTGTACTGCCAACTTCCCAACCAGATTGTACCCAATATAATACCTCAAGTACCATTTGTCCCCAATCTGCGGTAACATTGTTTTCAATGTTATCGAATATCATTCCAACAGAGGTTAGATATCTACCGTAATTAACGATAAACTCGCATAGAGCCTGAACAGATTTATATACGTTACTATACGGTATAACTTGTATGGTATCAGTGTAATCTTTAGAAACGGTTACAGTTGCTGCACCTAATGCAAACTTAGTATAGTTGCCATTAAGTTTTGGTGTTAATGTTTTAAAGTATGTTTTGTTCTGAGAATTACCAAATACTTTATAGCCATCCGAGGTCTTTTGTATAATGATTGAACTATATGCAATAGTATCAATTGGCTGGTTATCATATAATAATACAGCATAGCTTTCATCTGGGATTAGCAATGAACTATTTCTACTGTTAGGTGTACCTTTTTCAATATAAAACTTTAATAAGTCCTTATCACTAAATCCAGCAAGTCTATATGTTAAGCGAACATCTAAGTTGGTTAATAATGTAGACATATTAGAATGACCATCAATACCAAACTGTTTGATATAATCTACGATCCAGTTCACATAACTATCAACCGGTTCTCCGGTACCATATATAGTTAGATTGGATAAGGGTGAGCGATATCTAGCATTTTGTAGATATTGATTAAACTCGCTATTATATTCATATTGGTCTACATCAATTCCTAAACCAAAGAATTTTGCAGGTTTAGTTAATATCGCTAAACGCATTAAATCAAACGGCCATGTACTGCTCTTTAGATAGGCATATTCTGCCGGACTTCCATCACCTACTTTCCATTCACGTTGTCCAAATGATTGTGGCTCATATCCGCTTATTATAGATACTAATGGGTCAACTAATTTGCCATACGTATCTATTGGTAATACTTTTAATAAGTCCGGACGAATTCTAGATGTAATAACTTTAGGATCTCCGTTATTCCAATCATATCCTCTTGCTAATTCATCCCATAGTAATGTATTATCACTTGTATATGGTGCTACACCATATCTAGTATCCCACCATGTTGGTTTGCTAGTATGACCTAACATCTCCCACGGTGTTTGATCCGGTGTCACTGTATCATAATACCATAGATATAAGCCTCTCCAATTGGCTTGATTAACCGGTACATTACCTAATTTAGTTGTACTTTTGCTATAGTTATATGTCCAGGCATTACCAATAACATAATATTGGTTCTTATAATCGATTCTGTTTTGTCCAACCCAATTCAAAAATCCAACAGAATACATCTGTTGAATCTGATCGTATTCATAATCTGTGGTTCTGAATTGACCCGGCATTATATCATCTTGTGTTATAGGTATAACATTAGATAATTTGATATTATTGTAAATTCGTTGTTCAAACTCTAATAGACCGCGGTCTCTAAAGTCTTGTAGATAACCATCGATATATTCTCCATACAGTTTAGTAAGAGAACCGTCATGTCCTTTTATATAATATGTTGGAGTTATTCCGCTAGTATGTTGTATTACTTCTGGTGCAAATGCTGGATATAACCCAAGTTTAGTAGGAGTCGAAGGTATATAGCTACCATACGTCTGATTATATTCCTTAATAGTAATAATATCATTGGGCAATAGATCAGTATATAAAGTTACCTTTGGCTCAACACTACTTACGGAGTAATCAATTTCACGTGTTAGTTGGGTAACTTTAGCAACACCATTAACTACTCTGGTTAGATAAAGAAGCACACCATAATAGTTTGCAGTTGAGAAATCATATATTCTAGTTAAAGGGTATGATGTAGTGTCGATAAAGTTTACAAACTTATAGCTGTTTAGCGCATATGAGCTTTTGGAAGGTAACATATCAGTCCAAAAGAATGCCCCATTATCATTTTTTGTATTTGATATCTGTTCTAACGCATTATCTAGGATCGCATCATTAGTATAATATGTGTTGAAATCTGTTCTATTGATCGTATCGATTAATAATGATTTAAATCGTATATATTCAGTTGCGTTAAATGCAAGCGCATTGAATATGTTATACTCGTTACTTCTTAAAAATGCACCAGCAGCAATCATACTGGCACTACTTTGAATGATCTTATTACCGTAGGGTACTAAATTGCCTGAATCTCTAAAATTGTTAGACCCATACGGATTACCTATCAATGATGGATTATTAGTAAAGATACTACGATAATGATTACGTATATCACCTAAATTAATTTCTTCGACTGGGGTGTTGAATGGATTATTTTCTAAGTTACTTGGTATCTTATAATATGCAACCTTACTAACTTGTATACTATCTACTAAAATTTGAACTGATGTGTTTGCTACCGGAGTATTTACTAAGGTCACTGATGTAGTAGCATCTGCGATAGTTACAGTATATTCGGAGGAAGTTAATTCCATACTATCAACATAAACCTGTACAGTTGGCCATGCAGATTCTTTTTTAGTCTTTGCTGCTATATCGCATGTAAATATTGGATCACCGGATACGTATCGTAGATCAAATACTTGATACTGAATACTTTCGCCAATTGCGGTTTCCCAACCAATCTTTCTGATATAATTATATCTATCCTGATATTGATGAACATATCCGATATTAACCTTCTCAGTAAGAGAATCATAACCTTGGGTATAATTAAACGTATTGTCATTAAGTGATACATTGAATACGATATCACCTATATTGGTAACTGCACTATATTTTAGCGGGATGCCTAATACACTATCATCACTATTAGTACCAATAGCATATTCAAATAAAGTTGATCCAGCAAAACTAGAACCCTGATAGTAAGATGAATCACCTAAACTAATACCATTAGTATTAAATATATCAAACTTTGGCGGTTGATTTACATATTCTTTAAGTTGCGTTTCTACCCAATTACTACCTGTATAATAATATGAATGACCGGCATATGATAACGTAGTTAAATCACCTGAAACGACAACTTGATCATTATCTTCAACATAACCATCAGGGGCAACAGTTAATACTATCGTAGGTTCTCTAACACCATCAATGCTAATAAAGTTAGCCACATATATCTTGTTTCTAACATCGGGATCAGTGGCACCAGCAAAGATTATTCGTGCTAATGGAAATAGTATAATATCGTTATTATCTTCGACCGGATGATATACTAAGGCGCCGGCACAGATAGGATCAACCCCAGAATAACCAAACGGATCAATAGTAGAAGTATTAATAAAATCTACCGGAAGTTTACCTACAGTTCCTGATTTATATAAATGTAAGTTTGGATAAAATTCAATAATAGGACGTTTAGCGCGGCTAGTAGAATCACTTAGCTCAGTAACAGCCAATTCGCTAGTATTATTATATCTTGCGGTTGCGCGTAATACATCAGAATGGAACCATCTATTACCTCGACTCCAGGCATTTCTATCATTAGAATTACGATTTATGGTTATGTAATCTTTTTCTGGTGGTATATATAATGCTTTGTCAAATGGGGCGGAATCATATTGTACCATATCGTATGGAGTATAGAAACTATTACTAAACGGTTCATATACTTGAATCTCATCGACCGGAACTAAAGCAATGCTAGAACCAACACCTTCTACATAATATTGATGATCTTTGTATGATGCCGGTAGTATATTACCAAAAAAGTATACTTTTAATCCATTAGTAAATTCTACCCCATTTTGACTGGTATAGCTTTTTTTACCAATGATATCATTATCAACTTGTATTAGGTTATAATCTAATTCGTCAATTATTCTGATCATACCAACTCTATCTGCGTTAGCCGAATCTTGATAATATAGAGTATCTAACGAGGCACTAAAATACGGTAACAAGATAATGTTTGATTGTTCATCGCATATGAATTCTCTATGTGAGTATTTTGTACCAAACTTTACTTTTATTTTGTTATTCTGTATGATACTACTATATTCAGTTAGCTTTATAATTGGATCGAGCGGATCCCCTACGTAAGTTATCAAATATAGATGTTTGTTAATTTCAGATTCTATCCCGGCTTCATATGTATTAGGATAAGGAAGATTTTGATCAAATCCAGACAATTCATAAAAATCAGAGTGAATATATACTTTAGTTAACGGGGCAATGCCGTTGAATAATATAGTTTTACCATGCAATGATGTTACACCATCGATCTTTTGTAAAATACGTAGTGGTGCACCGTCAATGGCTTCTGGTCTTAGATCGGTGATTAGGTCAACTGACTGAGAACCAGGAAGATCCATATATGGTTGATCATTCCTTTGCGGTACCGTAAATGTCATACGGCCAGAAGATATACCATTATTTTCTAGCCCATAGATTTCACGTGTAGAGATGTTTGGGAACATCAGATCAGTACCTGCTAAACCAGCAGTACCTTGTATCCAAAATTTAGAATCTTGACTAATATCAAATGTATATACACCACCTCTAACCAAATTTAATATTGGATTTTGTCCATCGATAGCTGAACCGTCTAAAGAAAAATTATATGTATTGGGATTCGTTAATACTTGATAATAGCCCAAAGAATAAATTTGTTCAGTAGATACTTTAACTGGATCTGGTCCATTTGATAGCCAATAGTATTGATTAAAGTTAATTAGTTTATCTAGGTCAATAAAGCTATCCCAAGAATAGAATTGATTAGCGAATAGCCGATCATTTCTATCTATAACTGCACCTTCTAACTTTAATGCATCGATTATACCAGGATAGGTGATAACATCTCTAACAGTGCTAGTATCTTTATTTAAGAATGCAACACTGGGTTCTAATTGATAATCTGTACGAACCTTATTGGGTTCTGTTACGTAGCCGTCGCTAGAATTTATTCCGGGGCCAAACTTACTTCCAATATAACCTTGAATTCGCGTGGTATTTGGCTGCGATACTAACTGATCTAGTGTGGCGGATAAGAATTGCCTATTAGGGTTAGTTTTGAATATTTCCGGTAAAAAATCTAATGTTCTAACTTTTGCTACCATTTAGTGTTCTCATTTAAAGTTAATTTGTTTTTAATTCTGCAGGTGTAAGAGCAGAGATAACCGTGATGTCTGAAGCTTGTGCTGCATTTACAAAAATCTCATAAGGTGCTGAACGAATCTCATATAGATCACCAAATGTTAACGTCGGATCATTGGGAACTAAAACGGCTGAGCTAATGATATCACCAAGAGAACTATGCAAATACGCACTTAGTTCACTGAAATAGAACGTATCACCAAAATCCCAATTATCAATTGAGAAATAACTATCCATTGCTGATAGTACTGATGATCGGATTTCACTATCACTTGCTGTTGTTGTACCTGATCGAATTACTTTAATAGTAGCACGTAAACTAGGTTCAGCCTTTGTGCCAAACAACGGTTTAAATTGTACACTATTTGGTATAACACTATCTGATATCATCTTATAATCATTTATCTTACCGTAAGCCTGACTTAATTCTTGTATAGTAGGGATACTTGGCTCGCTAATTACATTAGATGTATCACGTATATAATTTTGATATGACGTATGATACGCTTGTGTAACAATATACAGATCAATAATATTAGTTGTAGTTGGATCAACGCGTGAGGTGTTAGACGAATTATGTCTATATTGAAAATATAGTCCCTGTCTACCACCCGCAACACTATAACCTTTTACTATAGTTATGTTTACTAAGTTTGGAATAATCGGGTCCATCTTGCTAATATAAAACTTTCTTTCTAAATAAGCAAAGAAGACTTGTCCAACTGGATATTCATACTTAACTAATTCAACTTTAGCTAAAGTTGCGTATGCATATGCAACATCACTATTTGCTACTATTTGAAACCGTGTTAGTTGGTTAAAATCAATAGTCTGTCTAAAGAAAGTATAATGCCCGGTACTTGATCCGCCCAAAACATATCCTGTTACCATATTAAAGAAATCAGGCTCTTTTATAATTGATCCATTATTGATATCAGTATTAGATACCTCAATCGCAAAATCATCAACATATCCGTCACTCTCTACTGTCTGTCCAACTACGTTTAAGCTTACTTGATTTGATAGCGGATAATCACTATCTGGAGCAGCATTAGTTTTTAATATAGTAATATGATCTTGCAATAGTTTACCACTTAGCGGATCATATATGACCTTATCTTTGTTAAACGTAAAACGAGTATCTGCAACACTGCCAAAATAATATTTTAGGGACTTACTAGATATCAAATATCTATTACTCCCTTCACTTTTAAATCTAACAAAGTAGTTTGCATTATTAAATTGTTGAATTGACCAACGCGTTTGGCTCATCAACAATGAATTATTGTATACTAAGCTAAAGCTTTGATTTAGCCGCATACGTGTCACACATTCTTGTAATACTGACATTGGCAATGAATTGTCGAACACCGGTAATACCTTACTAAGGATTGCACCTGAAGGTATACCACTAGATAGTGATACCGGACCTAAACCATTGTTTAATAGCCCTTGTCCATTGTTATAACCATCTCCTACTACATTAAGTACACTAACCCAAAGATAAGTTGGATCCGATGGGCTAGGAATTCCAGAAACTAATCTGTTATTACCATCAAAATAATATCCTGAGGGGGATTCAAACTTTAGTAAAGCACCACTAGTAACATATTTTGTGTTAATCGTACTATAATTACCAGTGGGCATTGGATTCTCTAGCTCATCAGATAGATAGCCAGTAGCACTAAGATTATCATATGATATCTGTTTCCAATATACATGACCCTCTCCTATATCACTAACTACATTATACCTAGTATAAATTCCTGAATAATATTGCAACGAACGATGTCCAGATAGAATAGATTTTAAATTCTTACGTAAGAACGATTCTATCTCGTTATCGCTATTAAAGGTTTCAGTTTGTGACTCGTCAGTATCATAACCATATAATGCACCGTCTTGTCCAAAACTGTTTGTGCTTGAATATTTACCTGTCGGATCAAGCAAATCAAAATTACGTGATGTACCTACACTGGCACGATTTAATGCTTTACTCTTTATAATTGAACTATACAGAGTATATGGAAAATTGTTATAATCTTCACCATTAACCATACGATTCTGTGAGTAGTAACGAGTAGGAGCACGTTGTTTGATCTGTGGTAAAGATTCTCTTAATTGTGCATTGTTTACTGGCAACACTAATGATAGATTGACCGTAAGTGTTTCTGTTCTTCCAACACGGCTAACATAATTTAATGCTATTGAAACCGCAGACATTTCTGCCGGGTCAATCGAATACTGCAATGAGTTGCCGGCGCGAACATATGCCCTAAATGTACCAACTGGGATTTGGCTAAATACTCCATCACCAAAGCTATAACTAACTTGGTCATTAAAACGTGATACTACTGAAAACACTTTTCTACTTCCGGCATTGGCTTGTGTATTGTAATTAGAAAATACACTATCTACTGCTGCCCACTCGGTTAGCGAATTAGTTAAGGTATCAAGTTGATATAACCATGTATCAGTATTATTAACCCCTTGGATATTAATATCTACTAGTTGATTTGATATTTGCTGATCAAATGAGAAATCATAGTTCTTTAGTGTACCTTGCTTAAAATATATAAAGAAGCCAGTGTTTGGACTACCGTACCCTAAGTTATCATTTCTATAAAGTATATTGAATAGTCCACGTGGAGCAGGTGGAACCTCATAGATATAATCTTGATTTAAGCTAGTTGCACTAACTAGCTCAAATGTCATTCCTGTGCCATCAACCGTTGTACTAAACGGTAAGACAGGTAATGATTGAGGTGGTATAGAGATAGAATATTCGTCAGTTTTTACACCTAATATTGTACTACTATGACCAGGACGACCAACGTGTTGACTATTAATTAATGCAGCATTAATGATAGCATTAAACTGATCTTGCCAATAGTTATTTGCGGGATCATTCCATATTACTTCTGCATTATTTAGGTTTAACCCGTTAATATCATTCAAATTCTCTGTAGTTTGTATACTTGAAACCTTCAAAAAACCTTGTCCTGCTAAGTTTCTTTTTGGGTTATATCCAACTAAATTAGCTAGTTTAATGACACTATCTCTACGTTCAGCAGTATCTATAAAATTTTCACGGGTATTCAAATCATCTCTAAACGCAAGAGATTGACCCATGAATGCCATAAGGTCTAGTAGAGCGATAAATTCGCTACTTTCAACATAGTCATTAAACGTTTCAGGGTAATATAATCGTAGATAGTCTATAAAACTCTTTCGCAGGGTCTCATAGTCATAACTTTGAAAGTTTGCCTGACTGAATGTCTTATAAATCGCCTTCCAGTCGTTGGTGCCGAATATCGATGATTGTCTAGAACTTGTAGCCATAATATCTCTCTTTTAGATATTTATCATAGTTACAAACCGCGATTTTAGAGTTATTAGGCCATATTAGTAGATTGTGTAGCTATACTCGCAATACTACTACGTTGATCAAATACAATCTGCATTGTAAGGGCATCATTGAATGGTGATACTGCCATTTCAACTTCTATGAGAATACCATTTTCTTGAGGATATGATTTAACCGAATTTAATATCAGTCTGGAGTCTAGTGAAGCTACTCTAGTGATTTCCTCATCAATTTGCTGTTGGATTTCTATTGTATTTGGTTCAAATATAAAGTTCCACAGGCTTGTACCATACCCAGGTTTGCCCGGGCATTGTCCTTGAGGGATATTTAATGCATTAATGAAATCTTGTACTACTAATTTCTCATCAACCAATCTAAACTTTTTACTTAACTGTATTGGGTTAAGAATTGTACCAGACCCACCGGCGGCACCGGACTGTCTAACTGTGGTATTAGTTGGGGTTGTGTTTATTGTATTAAAACCGATATATGTAGCCATAATATTTCCTAAGTAGCACTTCTAATTGTTACCTTACCACCGGTAGTAGTGGTTGTGGTAGTAGTCGTTGAATTGTTATAACTTTCTATTTGTTGTACTGCTGATTTATATTTTGAGGTAAGATCACGTAATCCCGGTGCATCTGGTCCTACTGTTGATGTTAAGTTGTCAATTTGACTACGTATCGTAACCGCAGTAGATTGTGCAATATTAAGGTCTGCGGTAACTGTAGTAGTTACACCGTTAACTGTATTAGTTACAGACGATACTGCGGATTGAACATATTCAGACGCATTTGAAAATATTGGTGGAATTTTTGCATCCCCTAACAACGTTGAAGCTGCCGCTGCTATTTTATCTGTAGTTAGATCAGTACCTACGGCACTTGTCCCTAATTTTAAGAAGTTACCTGATAGTGAATCCGCTGCCGTATTAAATGATGCTAATGCGTCTGGGGGTAATATACTTTTTGCAGCATCTAGAAAATTTTGTCCGCCAAAATTTAGTTTATCAGTTACTGCGGTTATATTAGGGAGATCAATATTAAACTTACTTGCCATAGAGCCGGCAGCATCTGTTAACGTTTTAAAAGCATCACTGCCAGTTAACGATTGTGGTATGCCCGGAATAAGAGAAGGTAACGAGTCTTTTATAGAAGATAATGAGGAGAATAACCCTGAACCCGGATCTAGGTTTACTAAGCTTGATGCATAGTTGCCGGCACCAACTAATTGACTTGCTGAACCTAAAAGAGAGTTAACAGACGGGATATTTAATCCGGCTGTCAAGTTACCAATTATACCAGAGCCGCCCGTTAAATTCCTTGCTAAATCTGCTATAGGATTAACTCCGGCAATTGATGCAGCAAATACCGGGCCACACATTTGTGCAGCAGATTCAAATCCTTTAAGTAATCCGTTATCAGTAAGTCCTTGGGCAGCATCTTTAATCAAATTAGTTTGTGCACCAATCTGTGCTGACAGATCACCGCAATATGAAGAAAGGTCTAATGGCCCGGTAAAAAGAGATGAGGAGAACGCAGCCTTAGGATCTATTCCAGCTGCAACAGCAGCATCAATTAATGAATCTGCGCCCGGTTTAAGTACACCACCTCGAACCAGTTGTGTTGCATTTTGAGCAAAGTCACCTACTGCTGCTTGTAGCTCGCCGGTATACCCTTTAACTACTCCTATGCCTTCTATAATTGCTGCCCCAATTGGGCTATTATCAACAAGTGACTTAGTTTGAGCAATCATAGCAGTAAGAGAACTTGAATCTATTGCTGTTCCGGCAATACCACTAAGTCCTGGCACAGTTGAAAGAAGTGCAGGCGATGCTAAAAGATCAGGTGCAATACTGGATACAGACGCTAATGCGCCTAATCCGTCAGTTATTGAAAATGACCCTTCATCTGTCGCGCTATTAACAGTTAATACTGCACCTTTATTAGCATCTACCCACGGACTATGAGCAGGGGCGCGAGATACAATACTCTTTAACTTTCCGGGAGACGGTAACCATCCTGACGTATTATCGAACTGTGTATCGGGATATGCGTTTTCTTTAATAGAAGCAACTGATTTAGGTTTGATAGGTGAAGTTCCGGTATTAAGTAATAACATTGTACCGGTCACAAACGTTACCGTGCTACTACTCAACGATGCCGGACCCATTGCACTTAAACTAAGTGCGCCGCCCGCTTTAACTGTATGTATTCCTGAAGTATCTTGCAAGAAAGTAGATCCTATCTTCATTGCAGTATTTTTACTACTTTCTATTTTAATATTTGTAGCTTTAACTGTCAGATTCTTTTGTGCATTAATATTGATATTATTATCTGCATGTAGGTTAATGTCACCCTGAGTTCGCATGTTTATACTGTTGGTTGAGAATATGTCAACCGTACCCTCTTTACCTAATTCTACATAGCTTTTACCGTTGGCATGAATTACAAAGATAGTCTCTGCTTTATCACTCATTAATATTTGATGGCCGGTGCTAGTCCTAAACCGCATTAGTTGATCATTACCTTTATAGTCACCGTCGTCCATTACAATACTATGTCCACCTTGTCTTCCTGTAATCTGAAATTTAGAATCCGGAGTATCTGCTTTAATTGCAGCATCGATGGTCTTATCAGTAAATCCACCTGAATAGATTGGGCGACCCGGAGTAGATATTCCAAATACTCTACTTGGGCTTTCTCTAGCAGCACTGCTACCGATTGTCCCTCTTTCTGGATCTCTAATCAACCCTTGAGAAAACAATATAGCAGCCTGTGTACTATGAACAGGTCTAGGTTGATTAGCGAGGGATGGGTTGTCGCTGATTTTTTGATTAGCATCGTTTATCTCTACTACTGGTAATCTAGTTGCACCACCGTAACTACTAGCTTCACCCGCATTTGCAATTATATTATCGCTTGAACCAATAGCAGGAACCATATGTGTTAA